AGAGAAACACTCGTACATAAAAAGTTTAAAATTCCTTTCCAAGATGCTTACAGTTCTGACAAAAGTTTCTGGCTTGTTAAAGACGAAGGTATTTACATTATGAGTGCCTTTAAGAGAGATTCTTCCCTTGTCTCTTATGCTGTTGGATACAAACCAACAGAAGCTAATAAAGACACTCTTTGGGAAAAAACACACAGAGTCAGCGGTGATGATTTCGCAGAGTCAATACCTTTAACAAAAGAACAACTGGACAGAATAATAGATGGAGGTGAATTAGTTATATATCTAAACGAAACTGCATTAAGGATAGAAGCATGAAGAACAAAAATAGTGTAGAAATTAACCCAGCTCCAACGAAGAATCCTTTTTCAGGAAAAGATTGGGTCACCATTCGAATGGAAAGAGACAAGGCCGAGTATTTATCTGCCTGCTTTAAACAGGATTTGAAATGGTTAGGAGTAACTGCTGGTATTGATCGTGGTCTCTGTTATCACGACTTTATTAAACAAGTCAAAATGCAATGTATTTGGCTGGATGGTATAGGTGAATGACAATCAATACTTTTTTACTAGTCCTTCTTGTTATTGCTGCTTATTCGAATTTATTTCTTACTCTCAAAAAGAAAAGGAGGGACTAAGCCCTCCTACTTCTTATTTAACTAATTGTTAAGCTGCGATTCTTTCGCAAGAAATCTTGGCTTGGTTGTACTTCACTCCGCGATAAGTCAAAACTGTTGTCTTCTTAGCGGATTTGGTAGTAGAGCAAGTCATGGATAACCTCCAATCAGCAACACCCCCGTCGTATGGTGTTGATGGTTGCGACCTTGCGGTCCGACGCTTTCTCCTTTATTGTAACAATCGCTACTGTATCACCATGAACATTTCCTTAAAGACCAGTCATTTCAATAGTGTCTCTCTCACTTGGAGAGGGTGTAATTACTATAAAATTACAGATCAAAAGACCATTGGCGACGTAAAATATACAAGAGTTACACGTCAGCCTGTTAGGTGAAATGTTAGGAATAAAGTCTCGAGCATTTCAGTTAAATCTAAAAGCAAACGAATTAAAACAGCTTGAGAATTTCACTCAAGCTGAAGAACATGTTCGTGAAGCTATTCGTTTAGATCCTGCTTTTGCCGAGGCTTATTCCAATTTAGGAACCATCCTAATTTCTCTAGGAAAATTCCAAGAAGCAAAAGAATCGATTCGTAAAGCGGTAGAACTAAGACCTTATTACAGAAATGCAATTTGGAATCTGTTCTTATTATCAGAAGATAAAGAACAAGCCTCCCAACACTTAGAACATTGTTTAAGTATTAAGAAGAACGATATCCCTGCTCTAATGCACCTAAGTGCAGTAAAACTGCATCAAGGTGATCATACTTTGTATGAACAATTACTCAAAAAATATACAGATAAAAACCCCTTATTCGAGTCACTCGAATGGATCTTAACCCTACCTGAAATACCTGATCTCTTTTTTCATAGAGAATTCTTTTACGATGAGATAGTAAAAAGAAGTATTACAAGTAGACCTTTCTATGAATTTGGGGTATATGAAGGAGGCTCGTTTAAATACTTAGTTAAGAGTTTTAAGCAAGGATTTGGCTTCGATAATTTCACTGGTCTACCTGAGTCCTGGAATCAATTTAATAAAGGGGATTTTTCTGCCAAGGGGAAGATCCCCAACATACAAGGAGGAACATTTATTTCAGGAAACTTCGAAGATACTTTGCCAGATTTTTTCAATGGTACTAGACCTCTCGCATCAATCTTACATTTCGATGCTGACCTCTATTCTTCTACACTATGTGCTTTAAACCACTCTAAATCTGTTATAGATAAAAATACAATTCTGATATTTGACGAATTCATAGCTCACGAGACTTGGAAAGAAAACGAATATCAAGCATTAGATACTTTTTGCTCTCAAAATAATTTAGATTACGAAGTAATAGCAGTGTCTTATACTACTTGCCAAGCAGCTGTGAAAATTGATATTCCTTGCGACCCTGTGGAAGAATATTTCAGTTGTGTAAGCGAATGCTATCTAGCTGATCCAGAATGCGAAGAACAATGTGTGACTCAACTGAGAGAATCCCCAGATCCTCAATTAGATGTTTGTTCTTTCTGAGATATCTGACGCATTAAATCTTCCACCGCTGTATTTAAAATCATTTGAGTCTCATCAGGTCGTCCTTCCTTTGGTTCCGTTGGTGCTTCTGTATTGCTATTCGTATATTCAAACCACCCTGTCGTAATATATTTATCTTCAGAAGGAGCAATGAAACCACGATGAGTATATGTCCAATCGACAGGCCAAACTACGGTGAGACCTTTCTTAGGTTTAATTTTAATTTTTTGGTGATACCATCCTGTTTCACCTCCATCCTCAACCGTGTTGAGATAAGTCATAAAAACTAAGTGCCTCGAGCCATCCGTACCCAATGGACCATTGTATTCCGTATGCCAATCAAAATAGCCACCACTTGGTCTGTAATGCTGAATTTGTAAAGAAGCTAAAGGATGTAAACCCCATGATTGACAAGCTTTACATCTTGGGAATTCCTTACGATATTCACCAATGATTCGAAGTAAAGCTTTTCTGTATTCAATCACACGAGAATCTTTCATCCAAATACAACAATTCAAATCCATCGAATCTTTAACATTCTTATCAACAGTGACTCCCTTTTCACTGGTAACAATCGTGCCAGCTTGCTTTGCTATTCCCCTTTCAAAGTAACCAGTAGAAGGATTAATCTTATCCTCAATAATTCCTTCAGGGGTTTCTTTATGGAACTCAATTAAACCGTCACATATTTCTTCGTCAATAAAAGCTCCTCCTATAAAACCTTCCTTGATAAATTTACCTTCATTAGTGAAATCCAGAGTATTAAATTCCATGCAACGATAAAAACTATTTATCAGCTTAGGCAGCCTTTGCTTCTTCTGCTGGGGAAAGAGCTTTGATCTCGTTCTCTAGTTCAGAAATAGCTGCTTCAAGTTCTAGCTTATTCTTTTTTAAAATAGATAAATCATTTTGTTTCTTCTTTATTTTTAAATCTTTTAATTCAGAATCAGAAACAACAATGACTCCTTGAAAGGGAGGGAAAAAGAACTGATCATACATAGAAAACATAAGAACCTCTCATTACTGCTATTAGTCTGACAAATACTTCAAGCTCAAGTTCCTTCAAAACTGCGGCTATCACTACCTTTTTGTATAAGGTTTCAAAGTCTTTAAGTAAGATATGCATTGTGTTTTATTGCTAACATTAAGTTTGAGTAATATCTCAAGCCCCAACCGAGACCACGGGCTAAAGTCTCTCATCATACAAGTTCACAAATCGTACTTTTACTTAAATGACTTCTTCTTCTTTAAACAGAAGCGGCAGCGTATTGAAAGGATGGGACGAGTTCTGTGAGTGGACAACATCCACCAACAACCGTATTTATGTCGGTTGGTTCGGTGTATTGATGGTTCCTTGTCTACTTGCCGCAGCAACTTGTTTTATCATTGCTTTCATAGCTGCTCCTCCCGTAGATATTGACGGGATCCGTGAGCCAGTAGCAGGCTCATTTCTTTATGGGAACAACATCATCTCAGGAGCCGTCGTACCGAGCTCAAACGCAATCGGTCTTCACTTCTACCCAATCTGGGAAGCTGCAACCATCGACGAATGGCTCTATAACGGAGGACCATATCAACTCGTTGTGTTCCACTTTCTCATCGGTATCTCAGCTTACATGGGACGCCAATGGGAACTTAGTTATCGACTAGGAATGAGGCCTTGGATCTGTGTTGCTTACTCAGCGCCGGTATCCGCAGCTTTTGCTGTATTCCTCGTCTATCCTTTCGGACAGGGATCATTCAGTGACGGTATGCCTCTCGGCATTTCAGGCACGTTCAACTTTATGTTTGTCTTTCAGGCGGAACATAATATCCTCATGCATCCATTCCACATGGCAGGTGTGGCGGGTATGTTTGGTGGTGCTTTGTTTAGTGCTATGCATGGTTCACTGGTTACCTCCTCTCTTATTAGAGAGACCACAGGATTAGACTCTCAGAACTATGGCTACAAATTCGGACAAGAGGAAGAGACGTACAACATCGTCGCCGCACATGGTTACTTCGGACGTCTTATCTTCCAATACGCCTCGTTTAACAACTCTCGTAGTCTTCACTTTTTTCTTGCTTCTTGGCCTGTTATTTGTGTTTGGCTTACCTCAATGGGTATATGCACAATGGCCTTCAACCTCAACGGATTTAATTTTAACCAATCTGTTGTAGATGCTTCAGGCAAAGTTGTACCAACCTGGGGTGACGTCCTTAACAGGGCAAACCTTGGTATGGAAGTGATGCACGAGCGTAACGCTCACAACTTCCCTCTTGATTTAGCTTCTACTGCTGCTACCGATGTAGCTTTAGTTGCTCCTTCTGTTGGATAGTGATATGATTCACTCGAGGCCGCATGACCTCTGAGAGTGAACAGGTGAGTAAAGAACCCTCGTTGTAGAAACAACGGGGGTTTTTTATTGGAAACCTGTGCAAAGCTTTGCTATATTCTTCTTAAAACGATGGACAGATCATATTTTTCTCAATTATTCCCATCTAATATTTACACTTACGACATCAGTGGAGCAAGTACACATTTTCTAGATTTAAACAATCAAATAAATGATTACTTGGAGACAGCTCATATGGAATATATGGCGAACTGGGGTAAAACACATAAGTTATCTATCAAATCATTTGCACCTGATCAAGGAATATTAGATTTAATCAAAAAAATACCAGCATTTAAATCGGTTATAAAAGAAGGAGTAGAAAGATACTTAAGATCCTGCTCTCCACACGCAGACCAAAAATCATTAACAAAAATGTTTAGTCATTGCCACATCGACGGAGCATGGATTACTCAGTTAGAAAATAATGATTACGCTCACCAACACCAACACATGTCATCACAAATATCTGGTGTTTATTATCATTCAATACCTGAGGGGGGTGAAGGGGGTGAGATATATTTCACTACTCCAGTCTTTGGTCATTATGTATGCTCTGCTACTACTAGTTTTCCCTGTCCTCAAGTAATTATTAAGCCTGAAGAGGGGACGATGATTTTATTTCCTTCTTACTTAGAACACGGAGTTAGAACATACTTAGGCAATAATCCACGAATTAGCCTTTCTTTCAATATAGAAGAATCAAGTAGTTCAAACCCAAACAAACTTCCATTATTTAAATGACCGCTCAATACGAGACTATGTTCGCAGTACCTCCCTTAGGTATTTTCAAATATCAAGGAGATATAGAAGCGGTAGTAGATTACGCCAGTCAGCTCGCATACAAAGATACTGGATTCAATCAACAGTCCGAAAACTCCTGCGTTCTCCATGACGAACAACTTAAAGACTTGAAAGAATTCTGTTTGCAATCAGTACATCAATACCAACTTGATGTCTTACATACAGATCAATCCCTAGATATTCAACAATCTTGGATTAATTTCTGTCCTTCAGGAGGTAAACATCCTAGTCATTATCACGCTAATAGTTTTTTAAGTGGTGTCTTATTCTTAAATTCAGCACAAGAAAACAATTCTCCTTTGTGCTTTCAATCACCTGTTTCTAAAAATAACTATTCCATAGAAGTTCACCCCAATAAATACGATCTGACGGATCTTCATATCCCTTCGTCAATAGATGTGTACAGCCATCAATCAGAACCTAAGACACTTCTAATATTTTCTAGTTTGATCGATCACTTTGTTCCAACCAATCAGTCCAGTATTAATAGGATAAGCCTTGCGTTCAATACCTTCCCCACGTTACCTTTTGGAGATAAAACAAGATTAACCTCAGTCGATGCCTCGACCTAAAAACCCTAACAGGAAAACACCTCCTCAAAGGTTCACTCTCCCGAATCCCCGATCAGCATGGGGTAGGCATCTCTATAGTCTCGTCGATGAAGAAGGAAAAAAACTCTGTAAAAAACCATCAAGAAAACGACCAGGCATTATATGAATTTTGTTTTAGGGAAAGAATGACAACCACATTTAAACCAGTTAAGCTGTAATTCCGTCTAATAAGGTTAGGCATCCGATTAACTGGTGGAAAGCACATGGAAGAACGAGAATCAATCCAAAAAAGAGCCATCATGGTTCATTCATTTACAGCCGAAGTCCTCGATGAAAAGTGGACTCCAACTATTGGTGCTAAAGAATTAGAGCTGGCAAATACTCGTTTAGCTGAACAACATATTCCTTGGCGCTGGCATTGGCTTCAAAAAACTAGTAACCTTGCAGGGTCGATCACTCTGCAAAATGCTACAGCTTAAAGCTGCTCTCGTTTCTATTGCAGCAGAATTCACTGGGAAATACTCTCCATTTCAATCTGTCCAGATATCTCCAGCTGGAGTAGATAATGGTGTCTTCGTTGCTTCTACAGATAAAGGTAATATTGCTTGCCTTGCTTATGACCCTGCTGGTCAAGCAGATGAGTCTATTCAAATCATTCCTTCTAAAGAACTCGTAGCAGCCTGTAAGCCAATTAAAACTGCTGAAAGGGAATTACGTATTACAGACAATTCAGCCTTGGTTACGACCTATAGAAAGACCACTAACGAAGCTAAAGAATTATCTATTCAAAGAAGCCAAGTCGATTTTCCTGATCTAGCAAAAGCAATTCGAGATTGTATTAGTAGGTGGACAGCCTTACCTGAAATATCGAAAACAGCTGGCAGATACGACCAGCTCTATTTGCAAAAAGCAATTAAAGGTCTATCCGCTTTTGATTCTTCAATCATTATGTCTGCATTTGATGGAGGCCCCTTAAGGCTGGAGACTGACGACAATAATGTCATTATCCTCGTAATGCCACAAGAAGCTAAGCCAATCCCTAGACTTCCCGAGTGGATTTGCAAGTACGCTCAAAAGGAATGAGATGCCCTCAATGCAATGCTCTTCAACTCAAAGGTAAAACATTTGTTACAGAAGTTAGAACTAAACAGAAAGGAACAATTACCAGAAGAACAAGACGCTGCTCCTGTGGTTATAAATTTATAACCTATGAACAACTAGCAAAAGATAGTGACCGCAAGAGTGGAGGAGCACATAAAATCACCGATGCTCAGAAGAAAAGTATTGCCAAATCAAAGGATTGGTACACCAACCAAGAACTTGCCGATTTGTTCTGCGTTCACGTCAGCACGATTCGAGATATTAAGAGAACAAATAGTTGCACCACGCTATAGATGGCGTTAAGTTGAGCTGCAACCTTCTATAAATAGTGTGAGCACTGCTACTTTCATAGTTAAATTAGCGTCTGCTCCTGTCCAAGAAGTTGTAAACCAGAAAGAAGTTTTACAAGCTTTCGCTGAAACTCCCACTCCTGAACCAGTCACAATTCAAATCACGGCTAACACAGGAACAAGTATTGCTGATCGCCTGAATTCTAAGAAACAAGGAGATCTTGTTATTATTTCTGGTTCTATCAACCTCGATGACAGTGGTAAGAACCTAATTATCAATCCTCATGTCCTTTGTGACGCTCATCCAGATCAATTTCTAAATGAGATCAACATTGTTGGCAGGCTTGGAGGAGAACCCAAGCAAGCGGAAAAATCCTGCAGGAGATCTCTCGCAGAAAACAGGTACGGAGGGAAAGACCCTTCTACGGGTAAAGCTAAAGAGAACACCGATTGGTGGCTAATACGAGGCTATAAGTTCAATAGAACTAAGCTCGAAAAAGCACCTAAAGGTTCGTTAGTTTCTGTTTCGGGAACTGTTGTTACTCGTAAAAATAAGGACAATCAACCTTATATAGAAGTCACGATGAGAAAAATGACTTCTCATAAAAGAGGTAAGGGAGGAGCTGCTCCAGATCCTGCCGCGAATACCACAGCAGTCGGTTATGATCCTTCAGCTTTTGAAGGAGACTCTGACGATAATGTTGACGACCTACCTTCTAACTGGAATTAATTATGCCTAAATTCGAATTTCCAAAGAACTATAAGTTCTCTTCAGATGATTCTCCGAAACAAAAGAAAGAAGACGATCCTAGATTCTTCTACCCAGGACAATTAGCTGATAAAGAATCAGTCACATTACGTCCTTGTGGTGACTTTAATACAGGTCACATGATTCATGGCTTTAAATATTTTGCCCATGAGACCCCAGGAGATGAAAGCTCTAAGAAAATAGTCAAACACTTCCCTACTTTCCCTCCAAGTTATAAGGAAGATATTTGCTATAAATGGGGTCACGGCAAAGGCAAGAAGCTTAAAAACGAGAAAACTGGTGAAATGGAAGTGGCGGAAGACAAAGACACTCCGAAAGATTTCGTGGCGATGGTTGCCTGCTGCAAGGAGCGTAAAGGTATTGTTGTTGCCACTCTTGATAAGAAGTCAGTACGTGATGCTTGGGAAGCTGCATTATTAGATGAGGACTCTCAGGTATTGGACAGTGGACTGCATAATTGGCAGTTGAAAATCACCAAAACAGGAGAAGGTTTAAATACTAGGTACGCAGCTGCAATTGCCTTTAAAAAACCTACCGCTACTGAAGAGAAAGGATGGGAGGAAGTTAAAGACTCTATATGGCTACATTCGATCTACCACGGTGCAGATCCTTTTGATGGTCGTCCTGCTGATGCCAAGCCTGAAGGATTACCTCCAACGAGTAGGGATGAGCTAGGTCAAGATCACGAAACGACTTCTATGCCTTCGGACGGATGGTAATTCTTATAAATGTGGTCGGGCTAGTTCTCTGTCTAATGCTTGCTTATTATTGCTGGAAGCTAATCTCCGACCATTCCCATCCTAATCATCCTCATTAGATGTCATACTCTCCTGTCACAGAAGGACTAAAAAGAGCTTCCACTAAAGACGACGTCAAGGACTTAATCAGCTCCTACGGCTACCCTGCTGTTAATGACGCATGGAAGGATCTTTCTCCTGTTGACAGGGGAGCTCTATCTTTGCTGAGATCTTTCGAAGGATCTACTATTATCCGTGATTTTGATGACGACCTCACCATCTAGACCTGAAGCCGTAGTAGAAGAGCTTAAGGCTCTCAACACGAAAATTGATAAACTGCTCAAGCTTCAAACAGAACAACTTTATGTTCTTAATGGCTTCACTTCTGGTGGATCATCATTCAACGGATACGTAACAGATCCTATGACTACTGCTTATCTAAGCGTCTTAGGACCAGTATTAGCAGTGAGATTAAATAATCAAGACATCGATTTAACTGAGCTAATGAAAGGCTCGATCATGCTATCGAACCAAGTATTGGAAGAACTAAATGCTTACCGCAGCGAACAAGGAGGCAAAGATTTAGTTAAGAAAAGTTTGGAATTTATGGAATGGATGACCGACGATAAAGACAAAGATTCTGGGCAGCCAGAGGAAGCATGACCTCGTTAAACGTTCTCCCGAGTTGCAGAGAAGATGCCTTTCGGATCAAAGGCCTCAGTCATTTCTCTGTCCTGTATGGTTAATTACTCAAAGGGTCTCATCGAAGACTTGTGGTGATCCAAGGCCAGTTTCTCCTTGAAGGCTGCAAGTAAGAACAAGGCGTAAGTCGATTCAAACAATTGCACTTGTTGAATTCCCAGAAGTAAGCCGATCTCTTGTTTAGGACTGACAAGAGGTCGGTTTTCTTTTTTCACTAAAATTAAAGTATAAGTATTAAGTGTTTCATGGCGTTCAAATTAACTCAAGAGGATTTAGCTAAAAATCTTTTAGATGAGGAAGGAACTCGTTATATGAGAGAAATAGTAAAAGCAGAAGATACACCTATTGGTCTAGCAGACACAACAGATGGGAAGCTTCGGGGTTTAGGAGAACCAGTAGGAAATCAAGCATTCCTTGGCGATCTTTGGAATAACCTGAAAGAGAAGTATAAAGAAAATCAAAACTGGGAACCAACATACCCTACGCAACCAGAAAACCTCAGGCAAAGAGACCTAGAAAAAGAATATCCAGATCTAAGGAAAGAGCCTAAGGAATTTACTAAAGAGGAACTTAACAAAGAAGTTGCAACTCTAGTTGGAAAAACTGCTATGGAAATAGCAGAAAAAAATCCAGAGTGGGTTGGACTCGAAAATGACTACATTGCTGATGGAACTAATGGAAGAATGGCTCAAGCTATCTTTAATAGACCTGATAGAACTGAAAACATGTCTAATCAAGATATGATCGATCTATTGCGAAGAGTGGGTATAGACGACGTTTCTGCTTGGGAGAATCCTCCAGCTGAGAGGACTTGGAAAGACAAAGGCTACCCTTACCCTGGTTTTGAAGAAAATACTTACGAAAACATAAGAAGAGAACAAGGATATACTGACGACAATAATGATGGTTCAACTGAAGACGAATATCTAGATTACATGCAACTCATAAAAGGAGTAAAAGAAAAAGGCGACAGATTAGGTTGGGAAAAATAATAGATATCTGCAAATTGTCAAATAATTGTTAAATTAAACTAACAGCTAATTGTCTATGAGTGGCCCCACCCGATATGAAATTAACGGGGAGAGACATTATGCAACGGACGTCGAAGGAAAAGCATACCCATCTGTGACCACCATTCTCGGTAAGACAGCCTCCGAGAAATCAAAGAATATGCTACGAAATTGGAATGTAAAAAATCCAGGGGGACTGGAAGCTGCAGCTGCACGAGGTAGTGCAGTACATAAAGCGTGTGAAGACTACATCCGAGGCATACCTGTAGAGATTGACGAGCGATATTTACCATTTTGGGAAGGGTTATCTCAACATTTAGATCGTTATGATCACTTCATTTGGTCTGAAAAACCTTTAGATCCTAAGTGGAAGTACACAACGGGCAGTGATGGAATCTCTCGAGTCTGGAGTCACAAGTATCAATTCTGTGGTTGTCCAGACTTTATAGGTGTCAGGAACGGAGTCATGATTCTAGGAGACTTCAAGACTTCCAATCAACCTTACTGTCGATATTTCCCAGACAAAGACAATCGTCAGAACTTCACGGGCTGGAGTAAATTCACTAAATGCTCAATGCAATTAGGAGCCTACTCATTAGCTATCAAAGAGACATTAGATCTCGATATTGATGCAGCCCAAATAGTCGTTTCGACTCCTAAGACTAATCAAAGTTTCATCCTCAGAGGAGACGAGCTGCAAAGATTCCAACAGAAATGGCTACAAAAAGTACGCCGATATTGGGAGATGAAAGAGGAGGAACGTCTAGCTAAGAAGATCTTAAAAGATGCCAGGGAGGACTTGGCCAGTAGTCAAGTAAGCTCCGATGAGAGCAACAAAACCGATCATTGCCCAGCGACCGTTAGCTAGTTCAGCTTCTTGAACATAGCCTTTATACTCTTCGACTAACTGTGGTTGAGTCTCTTTACCAAAGATGTTCTGCTTACCGTATTCAGTAACAGTGTTTTCTAGTGCAACGGCTTGAGTAGATGAAGTCATTAAACAAAACCAGGGATAATTTGACCAGTTGTAGCGTAAGCAGTGATAAGAGCAGCACATCCAAAGATGGCAGCATATCCGTTCACTCTTTCAGCAAAAATTTTGCCTTCTTCTAGTCTTTGAGTTTCTGTTCCGACAACAGTATTAGGCTGTTCAGATTTCATTAAACGATACCAGGGATGAGTTGTCCTGTAACTAGGTAAGTACTAGTCAGTAAAACGAAAGCCATCATTGCTGGTCTGCCGATGCTTCTTTCGAAAATAGTTTTGTTAGATACGTTCATTGATTTAAAAGATTCCTGGGATGAGTTGTCCTGTTGTTGCGTATGCTCCGATGCCTGCTACAACGCCAAGCATTGCTAACCAGCCATTGAACTTCTCTGCCTCGGGTGTCATGCTTTGTAAAGAATTGTTAACTTCTTAATTATATATTCCATTTTTATCCTTTTTTCTTAGATAGGTCGTATAAACACCCATCTCTGACACAGTATTACTTATCCCACTAGTAAGAAATACTTATATCTAACAATCGTGATACCACTCAGCCATTGATTCTCCTATTTGTCCACCTTTCTTAGCACCGAAAGTAGTAGTCCAAGCAGAGGCAACCCACCCAATGATAGGAATGGTACTAACAGAAGGAGCCACATAAGTAGTTGCTGCGGCGGCTCCCAAGGCGGCTCCTGTACCTTCCCCAGCTCCAGCTTTTCTAATGCAAGCGATCTGCTCTTCAGTAAGTTTCCCATCTGAAGAAAGTTTGCTTTTGTCTTGAAAGATACCTGGTCCCATAAGGTGTTGCTTGCCCTCCATCGTGTACTGCTCGTATTCAACAACCGTTCTATCTGCTGTACTACCAAATATTCCTTTCTTGCCTGGTATGACTAATTCCTTCTTCATTTCCATCACTCTTGGATCATTCATTCGATGAGTGATGCTATACCCATCCTTGCTGGCATCAATTGTGTACTGACTATAAGGACTTGTCGGTAAATTAAACTTAGGCAGACCTGCTTCCTTGTTAGCTAAAAGACCAATCATCCAGAAATGAGATAAGCCAAGAACTCCTCCCAGTCCAATTCCTATATATTTCCCCATTGAAGAGCCAGTCAATTTTACAGATTCCACGACATTAAACACTACTTTAAATCGATTTTAGAATAAGTAAACACTTAAGCATCGTTCAGAATGAGCACTCGTCGTTTACCAGTTACTTACGATCCACAAAATTTCAAGCTTTATGCACCTAGAGAGGTCTCTGGTTTCAGTGAAGTCACAGACATTCCAACTCTTAGGTCAGAAGCGGGGAGTATAGTCCACGCCGTATCTATTGATGACCAAGGAGATTATATAAAGCTGAACAGTATCGATACTACAATCACCTTAGAAAATACAGGTTTTCATAAAGGTGCTCAAGTAGTTTTCATAGCAGGAGAGCAGAATCAACTATGTGTTGCGGGGACGGGCAACGTCAAAATCCACTGTGCTCATGTGAATCCAGACTCTAATTCAGCTCTAATATGGTACACAAGCTTTCCATATGCCTCATTCAAACTTACTTATCTAGGATCTGATGAATGGATCTTAGAAGGAGATGTTTCCTCTTTCATCAAGAAGGTATACACCGTTACTGCTGAAAGTGGGAACTATCTCTTTACAGGCGAATCATTAATTAACTCTATCCATCCAGCTTTAACTTTAAAAACAGGTCAATTACTCTATATCACGAATAACACAGGAACTGCACATCCTTTATGGATTAAAACTTCTCACACAACTGGAGCAGGCCTCGAGGCTCCTGGATGGGCAAGAATTAAGAACAACGGAGCAGAGGGTACGATTTCAGACACGAATCTACTAGCTGTATCATTCAAGAAAGCAGGTACTTATTATTACGAATGCGAATACCATGCGAACATGGGAAGTACTATTACCGTGACTGACTAATGAGTAGTCGACTCGATGATAAGGATGAATTTCGTTTAGCTCTAGAGTTAAATGCAGAAGCCATGCGAATATTAAAAAATAGTCTTATAGAATATATGGCTGCTCACGATTTTACTCTCCCAAGTAAAAGAAAAGAAGGCGAAATGGTGTGCTTCATGAAAGAAGTGATAGACAAAATGTTATTAGAACATGCGTTATATCAAAGTTAGTATTGCACTTTTATCTGGATTTGTTAATTTAGTTTCCTAGGACAAAATATGGAAAAGCTCAGCTTCAGCACTCACCCTGAAATTCACAACAAACCTCGCAGTGGATGGAAGCCTTCCTTTGCTGAAAGGTGGAAACTTGAAAGCAGTGATCTCGAATCATTAAGAGATCATATCCTGAATGGTGGTGCATTCGTGGCTGCAGCTATGACATCCCACCGAAGGTCAAGCGCTGCTTTTGATTACGCAAATCTTGCCTGTGTTGATATTGATAATGGGTTGAAAATTGATGATTTTCTGAAGCATCCATTAGCTCGTAGTGCTACGTTTGCCTATACAACTGCTAGTCATAATGCTGCTGAGAATAAGCATCGATACAGAGTAATATTCCAACTGCCTCAAAAGATCACTGATGGGGATCTCTATAAGGCAATTTTGACGATTTTATCTAAGGCTTTAGGAGGAGATCAAGCATGTACTGACGCCTGTCGATTGTTCTACGGAAATAGCGAGGGAGAAACAATACTATGGCAGCCTTCAACTTTTCTTCCTGCAGACCTGATTAGTGAAGCTGAGAAAGAAGCCGAGAAGAGAAGGACACGCTATGACCACGAGACTAAAGACTACGACCAAATAACTATTGATCAAGCTATCTATTGTCTAGAGCAAGTTATAGAACCAACCAGCGAAGGAGATTACCAAAGATTTACTAAAGTCACTGCAGCTGCGAGAGCTGGTGGAAGTTCTATCTATACAGCTTGGTGTGACTGGGCTTCTCAAGGACATCATGGTTCAGGTAACAACTCGAGACGTTGTACAGAGAAATTCTTCTACGGTTTCAACGGATCAAGTCTTGCTACTTTGTTCTACTGTGCAAATGAGTGTGATTCAGAATGGCGCAAAAAACTTCCTTCAGAACTAAAAGGGTCAGGAGATTTCGGAACAGATTTCATTGGCCAACGTTTTTCAGTCAGTGGCTACGACCACTCCGATTTTGGCGGAGAAGAAGAAGAAGAAGCGGAAGAAGAAGTAATCGCTACACCGACTCAAAGTTTATTCAGCGAAAATAGACCTTGGAATATTATCGCTCCTACTCCTCCTCCAGTTACTACTCCACCAACTCATCATGCCGAAGAAATCTCAGATGAACCTGCGGTTCACGCGCGAAATACACAAAACAGGGATGGTCTAAGTGAAATTGAAATCATCGAAAGGCATCTTCGCCTTGCTTACCCTGACCTACGTCGCAATGCAATGTCTTTGGATATGGAATATGGATCCAAAGCTAACCCCAGTATTATTCGGGACGTTTCGACTACCTACGTCAAAATCCCTACCCGAGAAGGTAGAGCCTTCCCAAAAACCTTAGTGTATGACGTCACTACGGTGATGGCAGACAGAAACGAATATAACCCTTGTAAAGCTTATTTAGAATTCGTAGCTAGCAGAAGTACGCCTTGTAATTACTTCGATACATTGGCATCTACCTTGATAGGTACTCCAGAAGATATAGCGCAAAATCCTAGGATGCCTGACGGGAAACTTCTAGCTGATGTCATCATGAAACGCTTCATGATTGGAGCAGTAGCAAGAGTCCTTCAGCCTGGGGTAAGACACGACTGGATGCCTATCTTTATTGGTGGGCAGAACTGTGGTAAATCAACATTCTTCCAGTACCTCACGCCGCCTGATCCTGCAGATCCTGGCAACTACCCTTGGGTTTCCACTATCCAGCAAGGTATTGAATATCTAAAAGATAGGCCTCATGCACTTCACTCTGGCTGGATTGTTGTTTTAGACGAAGCCGAAAGATACTTCAAGAGAAAACACGTTGAAGAATTAAAGAACTTGGTTAGTGTTTCAGTCGATAGAAGTGCTCGGAAATATGAGAATGAAAAGAATTATCCTCGCAGTTTTGTTCTTGCAGGAGCTACTAATGGTATGGACTTCCTTGTAGATCCAACAGGTAATAGACGCTTCATGCCTATTATTGTCTCAGGTAAGGTTGCGTCGAAAGATAATTCTAAATTAAAGATCATAGATCTCGACAGACTGAAAGCAGATCGCAACTCTATTTGGGCTGCGGCATACCAAGCCTATCTAGATGAGCCGATCCATAATTTTTCTAGCTACGAACTTAGTCACATCGCTGATTACATTGACAGCTTCACTAAAGATAGTCCATTGGAAACAAGAATCTCAGAAACATTAACAACACATATGTCTGGTTATTACAAGACTCAAGGGTATATAACTCTCTCTGATCTTTATTCATGGTTAGAAATAGCTGTCGACAAACAAGCTCAGATAGGAATGCAGGTAACCGATGCTCTAAAGCGATTGAATTACAAACAATGCAGGGCTACTATCGATGGTAAGACTAGAAGAATTTGGCTTAGACCTAACTAAATGGAACTTGCAACTATTTTCCCTACATTAATAGGCAAGACAAAGATAGACGAAAAGTTAATAAAGAAGGCTTTAAAACTGTGTGAAGATCGTCATAGAGAAAGATCAATGATCGAGCAAATTGATATGGATAATAATTTATATTGGGACGATATTCTTCGAACAGAGGAACTAGCTTTTTTTCATCAAGAGATTCTCCAGGCTTCACTTCCTGCTTTACCTTGTAATAATAATATTCTTTCACAATGGAATATTTGTTCAGCTTGGTCGAGCTTATGTACTCCTAACGAAGAAAACTTTGAGCTGCATTCCCATATTGAATCATTCATGTCTGCAGTGGTTTATTTAAAAGGCAAAGGAATGAGTATCGCATTCCAAGATGCTCCAAGAGAGGCCTCCTGTGATCAGCATCATCAACCGAACTATGAATTAATCGTTAGACATACTTTTAATCAACCTATTTCTTTCGATATGGAAGAAGGAGATTTAATTGTTTTTCCTAGTCATTTAGCTCATAAAGGAAATGATAATCACACTGATGAAAATAGAATTTGCTTCGCATATAACTTCCTCCCTTCTCGATTAACACAATTCGAAACGAGTCAACCTCCTTGGTATCTTGATCAGAATCAGCTGGTCAATTCTTTCAAAGATTAGTCAAGGACGTAAATCTAATTCTTCTCCATCTTCTAGCTCCGATATCAATCTACTTTGCATAAAAATATTACCAGCAACACTAATACGAATTCCTTCGTTATCAAAAAAAGGATTTACGCAATGCTGCAATGACGCAGGAAAAAACACCATCATATTTTCTAATTCTTTTCCTAGCCGATAAGTAAAATTCTGGGACTTACCCAATATATCTTGGAATACAAATTGAAAAGTATTATTCACTGGGTTATTAGTCTTGACTGAGTTTGTCTTCTGTTTTTGTTCCTCCCACTCTGCTGGTTCTTTTAACCACAGAGCAAAAGAAAAAGCCCCAGCATGATCATGAGGCGGATTATATTCGTATTGTTTTTGCTTATTAACCCACCATGAAGATAAGGAAAAATTCCATCCTATATCACTCCAATCAATATCAGCAGCGCCTACATTAGGACTATAAGGTATTGCATACTTAACCATCTTGTATTGAGGGAAGCACTCAAAATAGGAATGACATAAAGGTACAAGAACCTTTCTCTCGAAATAATTATCGGTATCCACTAATTCCAAGCTAGAACTGATATTACCTGCTAATTCAGGTCTCTTATCTATATTCATATCTTCAGCTTCTTTAATACATTTCCACACATAATCCACTTCTTTCTGATCAAGCTTCACTTCTAACCATCCGCCTAAAGTTTCTGGTCTATTAGGACGCCATTCCATAGGCCCTGTCAAAAAAACTTTTTTTATTCTATAGGCTGTCAGCCCAAAAGACTTATTCTCACTGCGATCCAAATAACTTGACAGGGTTGACAGGGTCGTCTAAGAACTTTGTAGGGAGAAACTAAATAATACTTAATCCTAATATTTTCCTTCAAGTTGTTCACTAAAAAGAACGTCTAATATCAAGCTAGGTCTTGGTTCTTTCTTCTTCCAAGAGAGGAGGATATATTCTGAGAGAGTTCTAGCAAACCCCGTCAACCCCGTCAGGTTGCTTAAGAACTAAGTCATACCAATTAAATACTCTTGACACCCTGTCAAGTCTTCTTTAGATTTCTGACAGGGTTTTTTAAGGTCAACTTGTCACAACGTAAATCTCCGATGCCACGAGTTTCTCCTCAGAATGCTACTGCTTATCGCACAGATAATGCTGCCTTAGTTGATCATGACAGAGATTTACTCAGTCAAATAATATCTGTGGAAGAACCAACAGATGAAGAATATATAGATATAGCAAGGTTATGTATGAGGTATTGGGATAGCCGTCCATTCCTGCATATCAGAGAAGACTTGCAACTATGCCTATCTAAATGGAACCTATCTAAAGAACAACTCTTCGAGAAGACACGAAAGATATGGTTCTCTGGCTATAGACCCAGCTGGGCTCCAGAACAATCCGCATGTGTCGGATCAGGAGCAGACGTAGAAGAAGGAGCTAAGTAACTGCTGACTCTTCGTAGATAGGAGGACCGTAACTTTTATATTCCAATTGCTTCTGAAGGAAAGCAGTCTTAGCCTTCAGTTCTTTGTTCTCTTTCTCCAGCACATCAATGTGCTCTTGATAGACGATAATCATACCCTTTAGTCTATCATTCTCTAGCTCTTGATCCCAATTCATCTCATTTCTTTTTGTGATCGTGTGATACATCTTCAAGATTTCTTATTCTTTTCTCGTGATCATGCAAGTTACGTTCGATATGCCTAATATCTTTACTGACTTCGTTTCTTAAAAGACGAACTTCATTTAAAATTGATTCCATACCCTTTTTCATACTTCCTTGTTCGAAAGCCATTCTCCACAACGCTCCTGTTGCGGCGAGTCCTAAAACGGCGACGACTTCAAGCACTTGAAAGACAATAGGGTTCCATATTTATTTTAAGTTATTAATGGATACTAAGAGCATCGGTCGCCCACCTAAAGCACCCAAACATTGGGATCAACGTTTTCTTGTCATTGCTTCTCACGTAGCTGGTTGGTCTAAAGACCCCTCTACAAAAGTTGGAGCAGTGGCTGTAAGGAATCGCAGGATACTCGCTACAGGATATAACGGTTTACCTGCAGGAGTCGATGACACCGATAGTCGACTAGCTGATAGAGAAACTCGTCTCAAGATGACAACTCACGCAGAGATGAATTGTGTTGCTTACGCCGCACGTAGTGGTGTTTGTCTGACAGGCGCAACTATGTACGTTTGGCCATTAATGACATGCAGTCAATGTGCTGCTGTTTTAATCCAAGCAGAAATTAATAAAGTTGTTGTTCCTGATTTTGTTGAACCATTTAGATGGCAAGAAAGCTTTGATTTAGCTCGTCAAATGTTCGTAGAAGCGGGAGTTACTGTTCATAGGGTTCCGATTAAAGGTCCTGTCAACCAAGAAGAAGAACCGATAGATGCATCACCTTGTTCACTTGACGTAACTTAGACAGTAATTAACCTAGTTTGAAGGCTTAATTAAATGTCTACTTTTCAAGTTGGTCATCGAGTACGAAATATAACAGTCAACCAAGATGGATTTGTCGTCGGACAAACCCAGGCTGTTGGCCTCCATTTAGAAAAACTTCCTGTCATTATTGAAGGCTCTACGAGACAAGAGCTGTGGGATACTAAAAACGTAGAATTGAAGCCTAAGAAAGAGCAATTAGTCAAGATGGGTGGTAAATTTAAACCACCAAAAGGCTTCCCATTAAACATATAGCTCTATGGCTCAATGGCCAATTCCACCTAACCTCCATTCAAAGATAGAAGGAGGGCCTATCTGTCCTTGTAAAGACCATTCTTTGGGATCTAAGGATGGCAAGATTCCTCGTTATAGCGATAGCCATGCCTGCGTTCGTTGTGTCTCTTCTTTGACAGAAGGAAGACTATCTCTAGATATTCATAAAATTGACAAAAAGCATAGAAGACGTTTCTTAGAATTCTGGTCATTTGTAGAGATAGGAACAGCAGAAGAATGCTGGCCTTGGAGAGGACCGATGCATAGTCGATCTAATTCAACTTATTTTTCAATGCCTCGCCATTGGGGAGGAAGACAATATTCAGCACCTCGAGTTGCTACTTGGTTCTCTTGGGGTGATATAGGACGCTTACCTATTAAACATATCTGCGGTGACAACACTTGTTGCAATCCTCTCCATATCAGAATTAAAGGTGTTAATCACTTCTTTCATAATCGACACCTCCAAGTCATAGACCTGGAATACAACTCTCGTAAATTAATGGAAGAAACAAAACAATTTTTAGAAACAACTAGAGATAAAGATCCAAGACGATTTCAAAAAATCGAGAAAGATAACAAACTGTGGATTGATTTCCGTCTCAATGCCGATGGTCCTATAGATCCTAAGGCTTTATTAGCCTCACATCTATCTAACGACGCCGAAAGCCCTAGTAACAGGGATTAGCTTGCTTTAATTGAACTAAGATAAACATATTGAACGTAAGTATTTTAAATGGCTAACGAATGGGGTATCGGAGGGACATGGAGTAATGACGATAATACTGATGTTACTAGATACAATAGTTTTGCGAGACGTAACCAACTATACGATGATTTAACTGGTGCAGCAGGGGATGATGGGCTTTTATCGGCAGACGAAATATGGGCTGCACATGGTAAAAATATGGTTGGCAAATACAATATGCCATCAGGTGGTATAAGAGAAACAGTTGCTCGTTTTGCCCAAAAGACTGGAACTAAATTATCTGATGATGCCTTAGACAGATGGGATCTTAAATATGACGGCAAAGATTTGCTAGGTAAATGGTCTTGGGGTTACCATGATCAGCCTCACGAAAGTTTCAGACATGATGGTTCTGTAAGTTTTGTTCGAGGAATAGACGACGGTGATGACGATGGATGGGACGTTTTTAAATTTAAATATCTAGGAGACGCAACATCCGATGATGATGATGATGATACTACTACCACTACTACTACAGTCGCTGATGATTCTTCTTTTAAAAAAGAAGTTGAACTAGACCCTCTCACCCAAACTCCAAGGAGTCAAAAATATACTGGCTTTGTACCTTCTGACGCTTTAATACAAACAACAGCACAAAACAAAGGTGGATGGGACAAACTCGCAGATACAACTAATTTATTTGAATACGGCTTCAAAGACGATGGTACTAAACTCACTAATAACGAATTCATAACAAAAGCTTATCAAAATATTTACGATAGGAATCCTGATGCAGCTTCTTTATCTCATTGGAATGAGAAATTTTCTGTAGGAGCCGACGGTAAAACGGGGACAACATATAAAGATATGTTGATGGAGATGAATGATTCAGACGAAGGTCGATTAAATCGGTTATATAAAAATATTTTCGATAGACCTTTAGCCAAAGAAGGGAAAGAATACTGGCTAGATGGAGACATGAAAAACCTTCTGGCTGACGGGAAAACAAGAGATGAAGCGTGGTCAATTATCAAGAGCAATATCATGAATATGGGTCAAGACGAATTTAAAGATAAATGGGATGGCTACGACCCGTGGGATGCTTTTCAAAATGCAAGTTCCACTACTTCTAACACCAATACAATTTCTACAAGCCAAGATGCTGCGGCTAGCAACACTAGTGCAACAAGCAGTACATCTTCGGATAACACGAACACATCTACCTTCGACCCTTACTACGGGATGGGTGAGACTGCTTTTAATGCTTTATCTGCTTCTGACAAAGTCAGAACTAGAAATGCATTCGATAGAAAGCAGCAAGAAGCGACTATAGCTTCGCAAGGTACAACGAATAGACAATCATTAATGGAGTTTGGAGAGCTCGGTAGTTGGGCTATTGATCGACTTCCCGACAATATCGGTACAACTTCTTCGATAGATGATCTCATCGATAAATACACCAATAAAATCAAATCCACATCATGACACAATATCAACACCCTTTCGATACCTCTTTCAGCGATTCTCTGAGATACAAAAGAGACAGAGCAGACGCTGGATATCTTAAAAGTGCTCTTGATACATATCTGGATGACGCTAGAGACTTTAATAAAAAAAATTCTTTAGCTGCTACATCTGCTGACGGGACTACAGATGTAACTCAAGCTGATGATACTGATTACAGTGCTTACACATATGATCAGGTCATGAAAGAATCAATCTTGAAAAGAAACAGGATTGATGGCACTTATGACGCAGAGACAGGAATGATTGATGATGACAGTTATACCAAACTGATGACGAGGATGAAATACAATCCAGCCGCTACTCCAGAAAATTACAAGGCTGCTTTTGGTAAATGTGATGCCTTCGGGTGTTACTGGCCTGAGGACAATGCAGAAGATTTTTATTCAGTCGGAACAGGCGGAGGTACAGACCATGCTAAAAGAGGACAAGCCGCCGCCCGTGCGAAAGCAGCTCACGGCAGATCATATACGGCTGCGGCTGGAGGCAGGACAGGACTTAAAGGAGGCTTTAGAAGAAAGAGAACTGCTCCAGGAGGAAATGATGGCAAGTCACAAAGCAGGGGAGCAATGAGAAGTGATATTCAGTTAAAAGAAAATATTACTTATATCAATCAATCTCCTAATGGGCATTCTATTTACGAATGGAACTATAAAGGAGAGCCTAAATCCAGAAGATACCAAGGAGTGATGGCTCAAGAATTACTGCAGACTGCTCCAGAAGCTGTCGTGACAATGGATAATGGATACCTTGGAGTGGATTACGAAAAAATCGACGTTGACTTCACAACTGCTTAAAAAGAATTACACTTAACTCAACTTCAGAATTACTATGACTGAGACGCACACTGTCGATCTTGACAATTCTCAATGGGTTGATTCCGTTTATCAAACTTACTTAGGCAGAGATCCTGAAGAGGAAGGCAAAGCTTACTGGATTAAAGATATCGATGAGATGGTTGAGAACGGCGAAACCTTAGATATAGCGAGAAAAAGAGTTATCGGTAATATCAAGTTGAGTCCAGAATACAAATCAAAACACACAATGTGACATTGGATACTTGCATTTAGGTATTTCTAACGGTATCTTCAACTTGTTTGAAATACTTAAGTGCAAATCCATCAACCATATACCGTACACTGCGGCGACCGTCAATACCGCATTGTAGAAGGCAGAAGAGTTTGGCTAGAAGAGCCTCCTAAGGATTATATTTGTACAAACGGAAATACTTATGAACAAAACCTCAGACGTCTTAGCTCAACTTTTAAGGGCTCATAACTCTTTAAATGAGACGATAGATTTTTTAAATAAATGCGAAGATAGTAAAGAGATAGTAACATTAGCAAAACTGGCAGAAAAATCTGTCGATCAATTGCTAGTGGAATTCCACAATGCCAAGACCCTCAAGGCAAGAATTAAGTAAGAAGATGTTTCCGGAGTTAACGACTCCTGGAGGTAGCAAAGGAGATAAAGAAGCGTCGTTAAAAATCAACGTGATGGCCATCGAATTAATCCTTGTTGATGCTATCAAGATGTATGACCAAGGATTTGATAAGCATGGCCCAGGTGCTTTGTTTTATCCGTTAACTAAATTAAAACCTCATAGAGATAAAGAAGGTAAATACTATCTTGCTTTAGATGACTTAAAGAAAGGAGTTGCCGAAACCGAAGCTGCTGGCGATGAATTTAATTCGTCATTCCTTACTGAGCTGATTAAGACTATTGATAAATTTGATCCTGCTAAAGCCGCATTAGTTGTCTTAGTAGATAAGACAGGAATGAGCGTCAAAATAATAGAAAGAGAATACCCTGCTAAACACGCACAAGCAATCTTGGAGAAGATGTCTAAATCATGAATAGAGAAGAACAGAACAAACAAGTCTCAATGCCAATGTTCGACTTACTTGATGCATGTTGTGCATTACATGGTGGTCTAGAACTAGATAAGTTTGAAGACAAAAACTATGCCTTAAAGCATGCTCTCAATCGCTTCTTTGGCTATCTCACTCCAGAAGCAAAAGCAGAATTTAATTCATGGGTAGATAAAAAAGGTTGGAGAAAAAGAGAAACCATCATATTGCCATAAATGTCTAGAAGACCTGATCGCTGCGATTTAGCACCCCCCACTAATATTGTTCTTGCTTCTCGTAGTGTTCTAGGCTCTATCGACTTAGATCCTTATAGTACTAAAGAAATTAATGCTTTAGTGCAATCAGCGAAAATATTTGATCGTAATGACGGCGAAGATGCTTTACATAAAATCATTTCACAAGACTGGATAATCCCAGGAGAAGGAAGAGTATTTGTTGGTCCTCCGACTGGATTAGCTCCAAGTCGTAAACTCTTCAATAAGACACTGAGAGAATACAGGAAAGGATCTGTTCAACAAGCCATCTTATGGGTGGGTCATAACGAAACAATAATTAAATGTCCTTGGCTATGGGATTTTCCATGCTGTATGCCATTCAAAAGATTACGACCTTCTTGGTGGGATGACGAGTTAGAAACCTTTAGATCAATATCTCCTTCTGACTGGTCAGCAATCTTTTACCTGCCACCATCATCGCCTCCTTCTCAATTCCAAACGATGGTTGCAAGATTCCATACAGCGTTTAGTCACATAGGACGTATCGTTTTCAATGAATTAAGTGGAGAAGGCGATTGGGAACTCTCCTATAAATCGATCGAGAAAAAGCCATACAACTACCGAGAATAATGCATAATCCTTACGCTTTATCCCCAGAAGGAGAATTTCAGACCCCTGAAGGTGAGTGGTGGTTGACTTGTCGCTCGATAGTATACGATTCTTGGCTCTTTTGGTCTGATGCACTACCTTACGAGATGGAATTAAGACAACAACTAGATATGGAATCGTTCAATAATATTACCTCTTTAGCAAAAAGATTACATGTATTTCATGTCTCTTTACCTGGGTATAAGCAATTGAATGAGTCACCATTCAAAGTCTCGAAATGGTGGGATCCGACAGAGACCGATCCGCAATGGAGCTCGGGTAGGAGTTGCTTGTTTACTATTGAAAATTTCGAAGCTGAAGACCTGATTAATTATTTACCTAAGAGAACGTCAAGACCTTTGATTAAATTAAAACCTGTATCAGTTAATTTCATAGAAGTCTATCTACCTCCAGACAAGTCTGAAATTAATACAAATCAAAATTCTCTACCCCTAGACTTGCAGGGGAAGAAGTCTTCCTCATGTCCTCCTCTAACCCGAAAGTATCGAAAATAGATTGTTCATCACGTTTTTCTTGAGCTCTTCTCAAGAGAACGTCCAGTCCACCACCTCGAGCTTTAATATTTTTCAATCCTCCTGTACTACCACCATAGTTCTGAGCATCTGAATTACTCTTACGTGCTTTTGCTAGATGTCTCCGCACTAAAGCAGGAACCTTATTAGGGTTATGTCTATACGGAGCTCCTGGATTTCCTCTCAAGGTATTGGAAATATTCAATTCATTTCCTATCCTAGGACGGATACTAAATACATATGAAGCCAAAGACTCGCTTTGAATTAACCCCTTGGGCTGCTATTGAAGAAATCACAGATGTATTAACTTATGGTGCTGATAAATACGAAGCTAACAACTGGTGTAGAGGAGCAGAATGGGGTAGATATTTCGCAGCATTATGTCGACATATCTTTGCTTGGTGGAAAGGAGAAGACAAAGATCCTGAAACAGGCTTTTCACATTTAGCACATGCAGGGTGTTGCCTTGTATTCTTAATGGAGTACCAGCGCAATGGTTGGGGAACCGATGATCGTAATACGAAGCCTGACGGTGAATCCTTCACAAAACATGATGGACGTAAAAACACCTAGTATGAATTTACAAAGACCAATGCTTTTGAATTATGAAGTGGAAGATCTTACTGGCAATATTTACTTTGTCAGCGGGACCAGCGATGGCCGATATCACGATGAGACATCAAGCCTCGGTACAGCTCACCGTTGATGGGGCTAGCTCAACTGCGTCAAGAATAGGGTCTGCGTATTCAGTAAGTGGCACAAATATTAAAGTCGGCACCGGCAATAGTGACGTATTCGGCGGATTAACAGCTGGGTCTGTAACCGCCAGCCCAACACTTACAGCTGGTACATATGAAATTCATACAACCGGAAATCAATTTAGTTTCGCAGAAAATTATTTACAAGGTGACCCTATAGCTACCTTAAATGCGGGGTCAACAGTGAGCACGACAACCGGTCAGGTACAGTCCATTCCGGCTTACGGAAGCACCACCACGTTTGCCGGAGGTACGAAGGGAACCTTGGCAGGTGCTCTCAGTAGTTCTGCTGGTGGTACTATATCGACTTTAACCGCCGGAGCGGCTGGTACAACTGCGATTGGTCAAATTACCAATGAGCTAATAATTGGCAACTAAATGGAGGCATAATGGTATATGAGAAAAAATATACGTCATGTCCTATATGCGGTCACCGCAATATTCATACCTGCAAATGCCCTAGCCGTCCCGGTTGTGCCAAATTTTTCTCAGGGCCAGCTAACGTCTCGAACGGAGAGTCGTGTAGTGACATCGGAGACGATAGTGTCTGAAGATTTTTCTACAGGCTGGGAATATACTGTGTCCGGTCAGAACGTAAAACCTAGTAGTAACAATATTACTGCACCTGCTGTAGACGCAGGGAGTATTACCGTCAATGGTATTACTACAACATGGAAAGGATTAGATCTGAATAACAAGCCAACATGGTCAATCGTCGAGCCAGGGGCTAACTTTATGTTTGCTGAAACATATTCTGGAGCCGGAATCAGGAATAGGACAACCGTGACGAGAACCGTGGAAGCCGATACAATTATAGAATCTACCTCAGTATTTAGCCAGTGATCAAGATCCCTGTTATACCAAGGCTTTTAGCGTTATCTTTACTATACACTACTTTACCCGCTAGAGCAAGCGATATTGGAGGTATATCGGCCACATCCAATCCGGTCGCTAATTCTTCCGGTCAAGCAACTGTGAATGCATACCAAGTATTAAACGGCACTTATATGAATTCAACTTTTACAGGAGGTGTTAATTGCCAGAGTTCTACATTAACTGTCACTCCTTATGCGGGAGCTACGTTTGGTCAAAGGCTACCCTTCGAGGAAACCTATCAGGAACCGGTCTACGACATGCGCGATATAAATGGAGACACAGTACCTGATAATCCAGGAAGTATATTATTCGAAAAAACAATTCAAACTTTACAAAAAGATAATTTGAACCTGACAGCAGGATTCACTGCTAGTTGGTCTAAATCTCTAGATAAAAAGATGGTTGACCTGTGTAGAACTGCGGCGACGAATCAAATAGCTCTGCAACAGGCTTCATTGAATATGAAAGTTTTAGATTATGAAATCTCGAGGCTGAAACACTGCGGCAACCTAGCTAAAGAGGGGATCGTATGGGCTTCTAACAGCAAATACGCTGCTATATGTGCCGACGTAAATGTTATAAATCCTCCGGGGGTGTTACCAGATCATTCTCATTCCATACCTAAAGTGATCACTAAAGAACTTACTTCCGCAGATCCCGTTGAGACAATCGGCGTTCACGTACGGAAAGCACCTTGGGCTTCTTCCCCATAAGTTTTGGTAAAACCTTTTTGAGAACTTTCTTAACCAAAGGCTTGATAATTTTCAATAGATAATCTGATAAAGGTTTAATCAGAACACTAGACGTCACCGCCGTGGCTGCAATAGCACCTGTGCTGAGTATGAGGGGTGGTGGTGGTAGATAGGTATTCACAGTTTCTAACACAGCTACCTCTGTCCATAAGGTGATACATTCTCCTTCCTCATTACGTTCATAACCCTTGACACGAGCTCTACCAAATTTCCCCTTACTTCCAATACTGGGATCGTCTGGACGAGGACATGGCTCTTCTTCCGTCTCTACATTCTTTGGAATATCTCCTGTAAAATTATCGGTAGGAAAAGCAGAAGAATCTTGATTGGTCTCACCACTTTCACTATTTTCTTGGTCATTATTTTGATCGCCTCCTACTCCCGTGTTAGGTAAATCAGGTCCTTTCTTTTGGACAAAGACCATCCCTTCTTGGCTGTAGTCCAATGTCTGGAACGAAGGCATCCCCACGTCTGTACACAGCAGAAGATTTCCTTCTGGATCGTCTTCTAATGCTTTCTTATTCCATTCTTGTCGAGCCTCTACGCAGCCAGGCATCTCAATAAGAGGCCAACCCATATCAGCTGTTACTGGAAGATATAAAGGAAGGCTCTGAGGTGGATCTACAGCCCACACTTTGACAGTAGGGACTGATAAATCTCTGATAACAATATCTCTAACGCCTGGACTATAAACGTTCGGGATTTTGATTGTCCCCATGATCTATTTGTTCTTGACGTAAATGCCTTTCAGGAGGGATATCACCCAATTCGATAATCTCATCCGCTTGGCCTGCTCGTACACGTAAAGCATAGTATGAACCATCTAGTCGTTTATAGATGAATTCATGTTCTCCTACATCAATGACATCAAGAGTCACAAGCGTAGCAATCATGTTGATACGTTTAGTCTAAAGTTTTGGTGCTACAGGACCTGTCATATCGGGGAATGTGATTGCATCTAATGTTGCATTGCCTATATCAGGCACTGCTTTCATCATTTGCCCATCGATATCAGGAGTAATCAGCTCCATTAAGCGAGACTTCACTGCTTCTTTCGCTGCGTCACTTCTGACATAAAAAATACCAGCCACCACACCGACGGCAAGACTGCCAGAAAGTGCGAGGCTGGTAACAGCGAAGATATTGAATATCTTCTGGTTCATGGGGACTAGAACTTGTACTTAAGACCTAGTTTACCGCCTGTTGAAAAATCTTCCTTATCTTCGCCAGTCAAAGCAGATAATTCACCGTAAACGCCTACAGACTCGGAGATAGCATATCCACCACCAGCTTTACCTGAAAGACGAACTTCTCCATCAACGTCAGCAACCTTAACGTAAGCAGGACCACCTTGTGCGTAGTAGTTCCAAGCTCCGTTCTCGCCTTCTACACCGAAATGAATATCAGTAACAGCAGCAACAAATTCTTTGTCTAACCAGCCAGCGTTAGTTTCAACGTTGACATAAGGACCAGCCAATACAGCTGGAGAGATAGCTATAGAAGATGCTGCAGCTATAAGAGCAGACTTAATCATGAGTACTCAAGTGAGTAAATAAACCTTTATATTAGTGCCTGTAATAGGTAGTTTTACTCTGTTTGTGCCACTATTTCTTTCTGGTCGGTCTGATTTATAGTGCAAGGTTGATAATATTCTCCTTTTAAAGTCCTTGATATGACTGAGCCTAAGTCCTTTTCTACTTGTTGGGTTATGTCAGTACAATTACTGCACACAACACCTATAACTTCTTCCTTTACGTTGCCATTTTGATCAATTCTGAACTTAATTGTTGTTTCAGACATATGAAAATTAAGACTGTCCAGACTGTATCTCCTTTAGGCGAGATTGCAAAGCTGCTAATTGTTGATTCATTTGCTGATTCACTTGATCAGTTTGAGCTGCTGCTCTTTGAATATTCTGCTGCCTGCTTAGAACTGCTTCCTCGAAAGAAACATTAGGAGGAGCCATCATGACTGCTTTTTGTTTCTCAGCTTCAATCTTTGCAACTTGAGCAAAAGCATTTTGTACTTCCTCTCTTGTAATCATTTGAGTTACGGTTTGTTCTAAAGCTGCTATACGAGCTGCATCTTTTCCTTTGGTACTGGATAAACGAATACTCACAGCTTGTCCTGATACAAGCCCCACGACCGCAGCAATAGCACCTGCAATAACCGCTTCCATAAAACTCTACATGTAGTTACTTGATTGTATATGATTAATCTTCAGAATCAAGCACGATTTCATCCATATCTAACTCTGGTTCTACTTCTTCATATAAATTCTGCACATATTGCACTTTCTCCTCAGTAGTAGGTTCGTACCCGAAAACACCTTTAAACTCCTCTTCACTCATTGGGATAGAAGCAGGATGATAATCATCTAATTTAAAAATGATACCTGCTTCTTGACTAAGCGAGAGAAAGCATTGCTTCTGCTGAAATTTCTCCTCCCAACAAGCAAGTAATTCCTCTTTCAGTTCTTCTCGAGAGTAATTCTCGATCTCGAGAGCCAGCTTCCTTAGTTGGTATTGCTGTTCGATAGTTAAGCCCTCGTCCATTGTTACCTCCTATCGATTCAGGTTGCATCCATGTTTCAATTCTGGCTGCTTTTGCAGGACAGTAAAAATCCTGTTTTTCATACCAGTGCCTCCAGTAGCGGATACTTCCCTTGTCCTTGTTGCAGCTAGTACAAGCAGGGATAAGGTTAGACCTTAAGCTACTGCCTCCGAAGAATCTTGGCTTAATGTGATCTAAAGTCATCAAAGATGACTGATCGCCTTCTATCGGTTCTCTACCACAATAGGCACAACACCCCCATTCATCTTTGATTGATTGTCGGAAACGCCTTCTGGCGGATCCTGGGGACAAGTCGATGAGGCCGTACATGTAAGCCTCCCATCGCTCGGGTGTCATACACCAATATCAATTAGTCCTACCTTAATTTCTCCTGAGAGGGATTAATTTTTTTGGTTTTACAAAAGCTTTACAATAGTAATTACGACTATTAGTTTCTGCTTGTGGCAAAAACAATTCGTTACGCTGGTGAAATTTTTCAAGGGTATAACAAACCTAAGAAAACAAAAGGTGGCTCTAAGAAATTTGCAGTTTTAGTGAAAGACGGAGATAAAGATAAAATTGTACGTTTTGGAGACCCTAACATGCAGCATTACAAGGAAGGTTCTAAAGGAAAAGGAGGACATGGTGATTCCAAACGTAGAGCAAACTTCAAAAGCAGACACAACTGCGACGAAAAGAAAGACAAAACAAAACCAGGGTACTGGTCATGTAATTGGAGTTGGTAATGAATAAACGACAAGAAGCTAAATCTCGAGCAGAAAAGCACTCTAAGAAAAAAGGCTTAGACGGAAAAGCTTGCTGGGATGGTTATAAATTAATGGGGACTAAACAGAAGAACGGAAAAACTGTTGACAATTGCGTAAAGCAATAATCACATTAAGCAGAGTAATAAGCAGGAACTAAAGTACCTTTATCGTCATCGTCGTCATCGTCGTCATTTAGCTCTATTAAATAATAAAAAGTAATAAAAACAATAAAAGGTAAATAACAATAAAGAACAGCTAGCTGAAAATCATTCATTAGTTAATTCAAATAATTTCTTTTTGGTTTTTTTAGTTTTACGTAAAATTTTCCTTGCTTCCTCTCGAGAAGAACATTGTTCTGCTTTCTGAGCAAGTTTTACTAATTTTAAACTATATTTCTGTGTCTTTGTGATTAGAACTGTGCTCCAAACTCAGCTCCGAAAGCACCTGGAGGCATGCCCATGTTTCTCTTGTTGTAATTAATACTTCCTGTCCATTTATTATTAGGATCTGTATATTGTATTCCTCCTGATATTGACCCTGGAATATTAATAGTTTCTCCTCCGAATGGTCCCATCACTTCTTGATTAGTAGGAAAATCATATGATCCTTGTGCTGACCATTGACCTCCTTTATCTCCTGTAATAGTTGCATCCGCGCCAATACTTTCTAATCCTTTGTCCCCAAGATTTATTTCATAATTAAAAGGAGTTTTACCACCTGATTGTTGTAAGAAATTTTCCCACATTCGACCAGCCTGATCATCTGGTTGGTAAGGTCCTACAGCTATCTTTTCATCTCCCCCTTTATAAGCACCAATAGGTGCAGCTCCTGTGTCTGCATTAGCTATTAATGTTTCATTGAAATCTGAGGCTTTAAATTTATCCTCATTATTTCTAAGTATTTCACGAATTTTATCAGCCTCTACATCGTCAATAGAGCTGCCGGGGGCATTAATTTTATCTTGATATTCCTTATCTAATTTGTCGTAAGCAGAGCCACCCGTATTAGCTTGAATATCACCTCCACCTAATAGCTTTAGTAATTCGTCTTCATCAACATCACTTCCCCAATCACTTCCTTCTGGTACTCCAGTTGTGCCGTCTTCATTCAAGCCGAAGCTACCTCTACCTGTGTAATTTCCAGCTAGTGCATTCTCTATTAATCCTTTAGCCTCTGGGGTGGCCGCAAATCTGTTGGCAGGACTCTCTAGTAGATCCTTTAAGACTGGACCAGAACTAGGTACAGCGGCATTTCTGAAGCCATCTTCAGCCAGCATTACCATAACTTAGAGTCTCCCCGAAGATTTCATTTGAAGTTGGATATATTGTTTCTGAGCCTCGATAGTAGATTCCTTATCGTATGCACGAGGAGTACCCCAAGCATCGATAATGCGACGTAATTCTTTCCGCCTTTCTCTATCAGACTCAGATAGTAAGTCCATCTACCTATTGTAGTTGTTATTTATATAATGCCTCTTCTAGTAACGGTTTTAACCGATAAGTAGGCGGATAATGACGCAACAAAGCTCTAGCTTCTCGCCTGACTTCACCAGGAATTCGTGGAGATTCCTTGGTATCAGTAAGCCTCAGAAGAAAATCTCGTGTTGCCACGATAGAATTTAATTCCTGAGAAGGACTGCTAATTTGCACCTACAGTACTATTCAGTATGTCCCATACTTTAACTTCATCTTCTACTAAAGGTCTACCTAATTCTTCTGCACGTAACTTCGCAAGCCCTGTAAAAGTATGCCTTAAACCTATAGGTGCATGATCTCTATCGAAATGATCATATAAAAAATTCATATAATCAACACGATTTTGGTTCTCTCGAACCCATTCTTTTGTGCCAAATTCTGCAGTCTGCATAGCTTCTATTTTTAGCTACCAGATTGTACTAAGGTTTCAGTTAAATAGCTACCTAAGCAGGTAATTGCTTAGCAGGTCCACCTTCTAGTATAGAAATCATAGGCTTCTCTGGCCATTGAATGCCAGTATCGTCGATTGAATCTCCTTCTGCAGCATGTAAAGCAGGTAAATCTCTAAGCTTTTGACGATAATCAATTAGCATTGTCTGAGATCCTGGCGCGTACGTATCGTACAGATCTGGAGAAGTTAAATAATCACTCGCTGCTAAACGAGTATTTCTTTCTGATCTTAGTTGAGCTGCTGTAATAGTTGCCATAATCTAATGTCTCTTGTTAATAGTATAAAAGATCATATTCAGCTCATATCAAGATCCTTGAAAGGATTCTGGAATACAGTTATGTTTGCCTTGGAACCTGTAACATCAGCATAAACAAAGTACTGGTTTGTAGATCCTGTGATAGACGTGCATTGGCTGGATCTAGATGGAGGACTAGAACCTAAACCTGCCATGATTGTATCTTTAGCCGTCACTATAGTTACAACGCATGTCGTTGGATTAATCTTGATAGCACAATAGCCCTTACCCTGCGCTGACATCAGCCATGTATCTGCTACCTCAGGCCATGTAGGTCTTGGTAAATGGGCTGACTGGGAATAGTCTGAATGTTGACACAGAGCTAAAGCACCATAAGAAGCGCCGCTGGGCATGTTGCTGTGGTTTCCGTTCGTTGTATCCATCAACCCAGTGTTTGAAGCACTACCACCATTCGACATTAAAACCTTGTTATTACTCATCACGAAACCGTGACAGTTGCTATGCCAACCTATCTGCGTGTTACCGGTAGCAGTAGAACTACCTCGATCTAGGCCATCGCCATAGCATCCAATCCATTGCTTATTGCCACTGTTGTTATACCACCAGATACATCCATAAGGATTAGAACCTCTTTCTTGAGGAGTAAAAGAAGTGCAGTAGTTGGTAGATGTATTCGAACTAGGGTTACTCCATTCGTTGTAACTTCCGCCATTGCCAGTGAAAGTACCCCTACTATGCCAATATTTACCATCATTCCTGTTGTAACCAGACCTTCTGAAATAAGTCGTACCGTTCACGCTAGTTTGAGCCATAGCAAGGTCACCATTACTATGCTCTGCGTAATCTCCACTAGGAGATCCTGAAGCGTAACTGGTTGACTGGGGGTTTCCAGAGCTATCAAAACGACAGCCGTACCACCAATCTCTATAACTACCTCCGTAACTAGGATTTGTACATCCACCTCTAACTACGTAGTCGTTTCCTACATTACCTCTATGTAAAGTCGTAAATGTCGGACCATAATTATGACTCCATATAGTACTACCACTGGCCTCAGTAATACCTCCAGTTGTTTGGTTAACAAAAAAGCCTTTAGCGTAAGGTCCCCCGTTGTTATTCGTAGTCCAAGGGTCGAAGACACCGCCAAATGCACCCTTATGCTTCAACGCACCAAAACGTTGGTAAGTCGTAGAACTCTGATTGGTATAAGAAGAACCTCTGATCCAGAACGACGCTGTCCCAACCGTCGTCCAAACTTCTTCCCACCAATTGAGCGCACCACCACCACCGCCGCCGCCGCCGCCGCCGCCGCCGGCTGATATTCCTGTGAAGCTGAGTTTCCTTCCCATTAGTTTCTACCTCCTAGTAGTTATGTAAATGAATTAGGACTCAAGCCCATAACAAGAGAAGGAGACGTTTCCTCCCGCACTACTAACGTGTATTCTTGCGTCTGTCTCAAGAACAATGCCAGTTCTCTCTAGTGCTGAATTTGCTGCTAAAGAATAGTCGTACTCTATAAAGTAATCATTAGCTACTGAACCCGATGTCGCCGTTACACTCGCTGGTATAACAGCAATTCTGATTGTATCAGCAGCTGCTGCTCTATTACAGGCTGAAAGAATCAGAGTTGTTGTTGTACTTGCTTTAACAAGCTCCCATTGAGAAGTGAGATCGAGAGAACCCGCTCCTGCGTCTAATGAGCCTTTAATTCCAGATGCCATGCGTCGTCGTCAATTAGGGTAGTAGGCATTTGCCTCGTCTCCTAAGTATAGATGGTATTTAATAACGACTAAATTCCAAAGTCACCCATCATGTCTCTAGTTCTTCTGAGCTTAGATTTATTCTGTAGATGATTCCTAGAATTCACCATGTTTTTTTTATCGACAGTAGATCCATGAGAGGCTATCTTCTTCTCTTTTTCAGCCTCTTTAAATTTTCTTTTTTTGAATAACACTTATTGAACGCCTACAAAATAAGCATATGCACTAATACTTGTACCGGCTGTGACCTGTCCATCTTGGATTTTTGTCCAGTTACTACCATCATTAGTTGGTGCTGCACCACTAGAAACATGATCATACAGATTGATATACATCTCCATGTTTGGAGCTGATCCAACAGTTGTAATATCGTTTACAAAATAAGATACACCGTTTGAATAACCGCCTCTATTCTTAAGTCCTGCAGTTAATCTGACCCAGTTCGAACCAGTCACAAAATCAGCATAGAAATCACTTGTCGACGTGTGATCGGCAATGCACTGATATGTATGGTTTAAGTGAGAAACAGTATCGTTCACGTCATAAGCGGTACTAGTAGACCAAAGTCCTTGGTTATCAGTACGACGATTATATCCTTCTATGTAGGACTCCCAATTAGTTGCATTAGGAGGCTCAGAACCTGTATGAGCAACTTTAGCTCTATAAAGATTTCCACCATGAGAAGCTAAGTCATTCAGTTTGTAAGCTGTTGTATTAGACCATGCACCTGTTAGCTCGAAACCTACAATGTATTCCTCGAAGCTTGCATGAGGTGGCTCGTTACCTGTACTCGCTGCCGTACATCTATATGTAACACCATTAACTACGACAATATCGTTAATTTTGTAAGCAGTTGCTGCGTTATAAGCTCCTTTATGCTTGTAACCATCAACGAATACAGAAAAGCTTGCGTGAGGAGGCTCATTACCAGTACTCGCTGCTGTACATCTATATGTTCTACCGCTAACTTCTAATAAATCGTTAATCTTATACGCAGTTGCTGCGTTGTAAGCACCAGTGTGGTTAAAACCTTTAGCAAAGACTACCCAGTAAGTTGCGTTTGGTGGCTCATTATTAGTTGAGTCAGCTTTACAACGATAAATAACACCATTTAAAGTTACAAGGTCATTTACCTCGTAATCAACTGCTGCGTCCCAGTCTCCTTTATCTTGAAAACCTGCGGCAAAGACAGCCCAGTTCGCACTAGGTGGCTCACTATTTAAATTGTTTGCAGTTGCTATATAGTTAATACCATTCAAGACTGCAATATCGTTAACGTAATACTGAGTAGCACTACTCCAATCACCTGTATATTTAAATCCTTCTACAAATACTTCCCAGTAAGTCGCATTAGGTGGAACATTGCCCGTAGTAGTTTGTAGGGCTCTGTAGACAATACCACTAACTTTGACAAGATCGTTAGCTTGATATGTTGTGCCTGCATTGTAAGACCCAGCTTGAGCACTTAGGCCGTCAACCATCTTCGACCAATAGGCCGTAGTAGTTGGAACATTACCTGCTGCTGCTGTGTTACTTATGTAAACGTATGTGTTACCACCGTATGTGACGACATCATTCGTTTCATATGCGGTCCCGTTCGCATAAACTCCTCTAAAGAGAAATCTTAATTTACCGAGATCAAGAATAGTGCTCATGAATACTTAAACGATCTTTACTTGTAAATGTCCTGGGTAGGTCGTGTTCCAAGCAAACTCTAAAAGCTTGTCTGACCAAACAACCTGAACATAGTCGTCATTATTAAGTATAAGATCGTCCTTGAGTTTAATAAATTCTCCCGCACTATCATTGTGTCTTACAACGTCAAAGGCTCCAGTAGCTATGTCAAATTTAATACCATAACCAATTTTACCCGACGGTTCTGGTAAATCATTTAAAGAACCTAACTGAGCTTCGTGAGATTCAGTAGCTTCTCTAACTAGTTGAATTTTACTCATCAGTTAACGTCCTCATAGATAGAAAGCAAGCAAGAAAAGGTTTTAGTAGAACTACCGTCAACAGTTGGAGCATCTGCATTCACTGCATCATGGATAGTTCCATCAGATTGCAAGACAATTCTTTCCGCATTAGAGAGAGTAACGGCCTTGCCTGCAGGAACGTATACGCTCTTAGCTAAGTAATGCTTAGTACTATCTCTTTGGATCCAAACATCCATTGGTAGTTCGAAGGCACTTTTATTAGTAATTGAAATACCAACGATTACAGATGCCTTAGATGCAGGCGTTGTATAGCAATTAGTTAAACCAGCGGGATAGCTAGTTGTGCCAAATTCCTGAATAGTGCTTTTAAATGTTGCTGCCATTAACCAAACGCCAAGATGTCACGAATAGAGCCGCCTCCGCCTCCGCTGCCGCCCCCGCTACTAACGAGAGTCCAAGCATTAACAGATCCTGCTATATACATACTAAAGGCTCCAGTAGTTGTGTTATACCACCAATCCCCTGCTTCTACTCCTGTAGAAGGGGTTGCAGCTTGACTTGAAAATCTAGGAGCTACCGCTGTCCACGTTCCACTCAAAAGTAATTTCAATCTTAAGTTAGTCGTATCCCACCAATAATTACCTTCTGTAGGATTAGTAGGAGCGTTTGCTTGTGCGTAAGTGGTAGCTTCTGCTGTCTCCCAACCATTCCCATCATTACAGTAAAGTTGATTGCTGCCAGTATCAAACCATAATTGACCAGTGATTCCAGAACTGGGAACCGAATTTTGAACTTTGACAAATGATTCAGATTCGTTGGGTTCTGTCCACGCAGAGCCATCGTAAACACTTAATATTTCAGTCGTCGAGTTCAACCATAGATCGCCAGTCGTGGCCGTACTGGGTTGGGTGGCTGAAACTGTTACAGCACCTACTCCAGCAAGCCTGTCTCCAGTGGCTAGCTCTTGTGGGTAGCCGTCAACATAGACAATGGGTTTACGATCTGCCATCAGCTCAGAAGTACAGGAACATCAATATTTAAAGCAATAGTCGTTTCATCTAATGCTTCTCCTACTAACACTAGGTATTCCCCAGATCCAGAAGGAGGCGTAACGGAAATAAATCCATTACCGTTCAAAAAGTATCTTGCCCCAGGAGTTAGAGCTGTTGGGCTTTGTCCCCACCCTGTAATATCTACTTTTCCTACAACAACCATTTTGGCTTGAGAGCCAGAAGCAACATCTTCTTGAATCATCCCAGCAACAGTAGCACCGTCTCGTGTCGACGAAGCGTGGTTAGCTTTTGCGACTTTCCCATCGACATCTATATAAACAACGTCTCCTTTATCAAGTCCTTGAGCTGCCTCTAGCTCCATCATTACAGCTGAGCCTCCGCCCAATCCTCCTAAGGCTCCATTTAAAGCTATTAAAGCTTGAATGATACCTCCAGTGTTATTGGGATAACTAGTCACAGTACCTCCGGCAGTTGCTATACAAGCATTGATTGCGGAAATAATTCCGCCGTAGTTATTAGGGTAAGACGCCATGTATGTATTGTATTCGCCTTATGGGACTATTTTAGGCGATCCTGCAGCTCCTTCTTCCACTTCTTCTATCATCGGATATTCAATACCCCCTGCTGTAATAGTTGATTCAAATTTACCAGCAGTGGTGTTGAATATTTTGATATCTTGAGTTCCCCGTTTACACCACCAATCATTTTGGCGACACCAAGTAGGATCTGGCTCTTCACGATCATTCCATAACATAGGTCTAGTATCTGTTCTAACTCCATCTCGAACATCGGACGGAGGGAACAATTCAATGCCTACAACCTCTGCTAAAGAAAGAATATATCTATCTTTATTCAATTCTCTGAGAATCATATATTCATCAAATTCTTGGTCTGTTAGACCTGTCTCTCGAGCTATAAATCCAAACATATCTAGTTCTTGGTCTGTTTCAATAACATAATCATCAGGCTCGTGCCACGGACAACCACACGCCCATCTCATCGAATGAATATGCTTACAGTCACGTCTTTCATCGCAACGAAAAGGTAATGTTCTCCACTGACGATAGTAACCAGCTCCTTCACTCTCCCATGCAGATCTTACTGTTCTCGCCGCGTTAGGAAGAGGAAATTCATCCATGCCAGCTTCCCCTTCTGGATACTCAAGGTTGGCTAATGCTCCTCCTAAGTGGTCTGGGCAACAGCAAAAGAATTTAAAACTAGAACATAGATGCCTAGCGGAGGTAGGAGACCATGCGTATTGAGTTGGATTAGTAGGATCATAATTAAATTTTTTCCAGTAAATACGATCTCCTTTTCTGATACGTCCTTGAGGTCTGGACAAATCAAAAGTCAGAGTCATGCTACCCATGTTGACGTCGGTCAACACTAAAGCAATACTTCCTTCGTCTTTCTCTACTAAATCATCTGGATAATTTGTACCAGCAGCACTATCTTCAAATTGATCGCCCTTAAAAATATTAAAGATACCTAACTGAGCAGTAGTTAAAACCCCCGTCACATCCCATACCAAAGTATGAGTAGAAGGGTCGGGATCAACAGCATTAATTGTGATTGTTCCAGTACTGATTGGTTGAGGAAGGATAATACTTCCCCTAGTTCTCATTCCTACATACCAAGCTTTTTCTGGGCTGTCTTTACTGGGAAATAAAGTGACAATATCTTTTGAGCGACCATCAACAGCCCCTTGAGGGAATCTCGCAAGACTATAAATAGATCTATCAGCCCAACTACTCCCTCCTCCGAAATAGAAATCTTGACCAGCTCTCCAACGTTTATAGTCGGATTTACTGTTATAAGCTTCTATGATCGTTGGGCTAATTGTTCCGCCGTAGATTCCTGCACCTGATTCTTTACGAGGATACCAACCATGAGCCTTAGGGGTTAAACCCTTGCTCATCGACCCCATAGAGAAGCCTTTGCTAACAGCTCCTAATCCTTTAGCCATAAGCGTTCCTATCAGCGTAGTAGCCACTATTTACAGCAGCACCTGCTGCTTGGCCTCTACGTGATAAAGCTCTCTTCCGTGCGTCTGAATAGTTAGCACTCATTTGAGGTGCGGCTACTGGCTCGTCTCCTTTGATACTCTGGAAACTACCTGCTGCAAGATTGACAGGATCGATATCAAAGCGGTTACCTTTAGTTCCACCTCTAGTAAGTCGACTCCTTCCTGGACCTGCGGTGACTCTTTCTATCTCTTCCTTGGCTAAGATTGCGTCCTCATAGTCTTGCTTCATGCCTTTGTATTTGCCTTCCCAATCAGAGTTTAAAATGTCTGATGCTGCTTGTTTTTCTGCTGCTGTCTTTTGATCTTCTAAGGCAGTGTCGTACAAGCCAGTTAATTCTTTATTCTTATTTTGCAAGGAAGTTATTTGATCTCTAGCCGCGTCTAATTCGTGATTAGTTGTATCAGTCGTCTCATCTTCTGTATCGATAGAGATACATTGAGAACCAGTCCAGTAGTACCCAGCACCTTTAGCATTACAAGCCGCTGCACCATCTCCGGTTGATTGAGTACCTCCTGTAGTTGAAGTTTCAGTTTCTCCTGTAGCATCGTCAGCGATACAATCTCCTGCTGCATTTCTCGTATACCCAGCAGGACATGCTGTTGTCTCTGTCGTTGCGGTAGCTTCACACACACCCGCAGCATTTTTAGTTTGTCCAGCAGGACAATTCTGCCCTCCCCCAGTAGTTGTATCAGGTACGCATACGCCATTAGCATTCTTGCTATACCCTGTCTGACACTCTACGGTGGTGTTAGTAGGAGTGCAGACTCCGTTTACTAATGTTTCTCCAGTAGGACATGTCGTTTTCTTAACGCAAACCCCATTTTGCAATTCTTCGTCTGCGGCACATGTTGTAGTTACAGCATCACCAAAGTCGTAATTAGAGATTGCATCCGTAAACATTCCTAGATTCGGGAGAAATCCAGAATCTCCAGCCCTTTTGCCAGGCTGCCCATTAACGGTGAATCCTAAAGCAGAAAGGTAATTATCAATAGTTCCTTGGTCTGCATCGGCTCCTGAATATTGTTTGATTGTATTCTTTAAGTACGTCGTTGTATCAGCTAAATTAGGCTCGTCAAAATCAAATGTTTTTAGTGACTTAGTCATAGCAGACAAGTCTGTATCGCCTGCAGCTGCTGCTTTAGTCCAATTAATTAAATTGTTAACATCGAAATCCTGTTGGCCATAATGAGTATATAATTTCCTCGCCTGATCAGCAATATCACCCATACTTGCGAGTGATTGCTTCATCTGGCCTACATTATTTATCTGACCATTATCAAATGCACTCTGTAATTGACTCTTGACATTATCATCGATAGTAAAACCACTTTCTGTCTCGAATAAGTCATAGATCTCCTGCATTTGATCGGCTGACTCTGTGTAGTTGTAGTTGCCAATTGTATTCAGAGCATTATTAAAGGTATCAGCGTTATCACCGATATGAGTACCCCATGCTGATAATTCAGCATTAGTAATATCTCGACCTGCAGAAGCTTTAAATTTATCTTTTAACTGAGTTGTTTGATCTGCAGTTAAACTTCCTGTATTTTGATTCGTTGGAGTATAACTACCGTCTATGTAGTTACCGTCATCGTCGTAATACTGGCCATAGCTTGTATCCCATCGTTGCTTATAGTCTGCAGCGGTCTCACCTACCTGCAGAGTATCTCCTGCTCCTGGTAAAGGTGTATAACCTTTGTCGTCAAGATTTGTTGCATCTCCAACTGCAAAATCTTGGTTAAAGTTGTTAGTCTTCTTGGCAACGACACTCTCGTCTTGCAAGGAAGATTCAATGTTGGATACGACTTCATCCCAAGTAGCTCCTTCCCTGAGGTCTTTTTGCCAATGATCCAAGCCGCCCTGATCTATGCCTCTACCAAACCAATCCTCATATTTTTCAGTTAGTCTTTCGTAGTTTTTCTTGTCGTAAGCTTTCGGATTCAGAGTACGTAATAATTCGTCATTTTTAGCACGTACTGAAGCGGCAGTGGCCTTGTTAGCTTCTGATGTTTTCTCATTAGCTTTGGTATCACTATCTAATACAGGTCCACCGAAGATATTAGTAAAACCTCCTGCTGTCTCAACATTTGCCGGATCTTTTTCAAACTCATGCTGCATAGCAGCACCGATAGTAGTGCCACCATCTTCACCACCCATACTGCTAGCTCCACCTAGCATCGCATTGCTGATTTGTTTTTCAGCAGAGATATTGAAATTATGGAATGTTTTTTCGTATGCGTCTTCAAGAGATAAACCGTGAACATCCTGCAGGTCTTGGATGACGTTCGCGTGGTACGTACGACCTTCTAGGTCATCTGCTGTTTCTTCGTCTGTCCTGCCTAGAACGTTGGTATATAAATCATCTATAAAATCTTCTGTTGACTGCCCACTAGCAATACTATTGCTAACAGAAAAAGGCAACGGAGCCGTACTAGCTGTACTTGTATTGGCTGTACTTGTATTAGCCGTGCTAGTACTTGCAGTACTCGCGGCAGTTTTCTTAGCATTATCTGCGTTGATTGAAGCTACTGCTTCGTCAGCAGATACAACTCCTGAATGCAATACTTCTCCCCAACCGTCAGAGGGGTTATAAGTATCGCCTCCCGCTTCTACGGCTGCCTTAACCTTCGCATGATTTTGAGCTTCTTCGGAAACGTCAAAACTAGCAGCAATTGCGTCAAGTGATGCTCCACTTGCCGCTTGCTTTGTCCAATAATCCAATCCAGAAGCATCAGGAGCTCGTCCAAACTTGTCGTAATAAATTTGAGTGACGTTTGAATAAGCCATCTAATGAACTAGTTAGAAGAAACCACCTTGAGCAAAAACGTGCAGACGTGTGTTTGCACTAGGAGATGCAATAGGCGCTTGAACTCCTACATATAAAGCTGCTCCTGAAGGGATATATAAACCTGTATTTTTCTTGTCGACTTCTGTTACAGAACTATCAGCACCGAGATTTGGAACAGGAACTGATAAACAAGGTAACGAAATGTTTGTTCTCGTCCCTAAGTTGACAGTAGTGGATATTCCTCCATTAGCTACACAAACAGTATTGGCAGTGGTCACAGAATTTTGAGTTGTCGCCAAGCTCAAGAAGAACAATACTTCCACAGCAGCACTACCAGAAATCGTCGTACTTGCTTCGTTAGCTACTACAGAAAGACTGTCTATAACAGCCCCGTCGTTTGAAGTGCAGTCTACGAGGATAGTACATCCCGTTCCTACAACACTGTTGTAATTTGTTGCTGTAGATAAAGCTGCAGTACCTCCAATCGTCGCGAAAGAATGTAGCGGCCTGTCTATCAACAGCGGCATTTTGTTTGTACTACTTGCAGCCAATTGAATACCTCGTCTGTTTAGAGTTTAAGAGTTCTATTGAAGGAACGTTCCTCCTTCGTTCCAGATATCAGGAGATTCTCCTACGGGAGGGACGTCTCTCTGAGGACCTGCACCTAAAGCCCCTAGAGCAGTGCTCAGACCTCGTGGTGGTGGGTTAGGCTTCACACGTCCTGCTTTCTCCTGAGGGACAGGAGGAGTAAAACTCTGTCCTCGTTGATCAGGTCGCGTTCTTGTTGGACCTTCTTGTGTCGCTATCTGCTCGCCATCTCTATACATATTCGTTCTGGCTACCACGTCATTCTCTGGTCGGAATGAATTCACATTCATTGGATTATTAGGTACTCCTCCTCGACTAGCTGATAGGTCACTTGCAGCACTTCTTTCAGCTTTCTTGTCTGTATACCATTCATTGTATTTCGTAGCTCTAATAGGTCCCGAACGATGCTTCATATAGTCAGGCACGTAGCTACCTGGCCTCCTAGCTTTCCCCTCCTCTCTACTTTTTGGATGCTTAGGCTTACCTGGTACGTCAGACATTACATTAAACCTCCGAAAGGCGTAATATTTCCAAAGTCTATTCCTCCTTTTCTGCGATTCCTTCCTCCTTTCTCAGGTCTACCTTCAGCTGGACCTTCCCAAGGCTTGCCAATGACTATTGGTTTTTCTCCTCCTCTTCCGATCCTTCCTTCTTTATCCTTACGTCTTCTCTCCGCTGGTGGTTCTAAGCCGGGAATAGGATTAAAGCCAGGGAATGGTGTAATATTTGGATCCCCATCTATCTTCATTCCTTTGGTAGAGGGCTTCTTAGCCTTTAAGAAGGCTACGGCATCAGCTTTTAGAGGAGAATTATATGTACCCTGATCTGCTGTTTGTAGTGGTTTGATCTTACCTGCTGAATTTAAAGCATTAGTAGCAGGATTAGAGGAATTGCTCATATTCCCGTCACCGTTAGCAGGCAGCACACCAGCATCACCTAGTGTGACTCCTGTTTCTAATGCGACATTCTGAGTCTCAATTCCAGTACCATACTCCCCTTTAGAAGCTCGTGATTCGAATCCTTCTATGCTTCCGAACGCGTCTGAATTCAAAGAAGCTTTTCTGTTCGAATCTACTTTTCCGACAGGTGGATTTCCTTGCTCGTAAAAACCTCCGTCAGAGATTGGCTGAGTGTCAGGTTTCTTTACAGTAGAAGCTTTGTCGGCAGTAGTTGAATACTGCTGTAATAAAGCTGTAGCATTACTTCTTCTGACTTCTTCAGCTTTCTGTCCAGATACAACCCATCCACCCTTGGAAGTATCTACTAAAGGATTTGCCGTATCTACTAATGTATCTTTTTGCCATCTACCCATAATGGGGGAATGCCTTTTCATTTGAGAAGGATCTGCTCCTTTTGGTAATCGTGCCATGTGGTTTACCTCCAATTCATTGAGCCAACAGCTTGAGAGACTCGGGTTCCAACTGCTGTATCCGCTGGTCCCTTAATAGCCATGATAAATTCCGATCCAGACCGATCAAATGCATATCGCCTCACCTCGTCTCTTCTGTAGTTAGCTACATAAAGAGTTTCAGCAAGTCGGTCTACTTCTCTGAGATAAATCTCCCTGTAATCTTTGTCAGCCTTAATAGGATCAGACTGATAAATAGCTCTATCCGTATCTCCGGTAATCCTTTGAATACGACTAGGTTGAGGTTGTGTCTCAGATTTAAACACTTGCGACAGCTTATAAGCTTTGTCACAACGGTCTAAATGTTCGGTCGTTCGATTATAGAAATAGGAGTCAGGTATACGAGCCATCGCTTCTTCTAGACGAGCGATATCACCCGCTGGAAGATTAGCTCCAGTGTTGTATCCCAAATGAAACCGACAACGGCTTTTGTCGTAGTCGTTAAGTTCCAATCACTAATAATGCAACCTATCTATTATTGTACGGGAATTATGCAACGTAGATCAGGTCTTCTGCAATAATAGTATCCCAATCAACTCGACTAATCTTCTTAAGCTGTTCTAAATTTTTAAATCTTTCGCCGGGGAGAGACAATCTAAGCTCTACTATTTTCTTAGCGGTAGCATAACCAATACCTTTAACAGCTTTAGCAATATTTTCTGCTGTTGCCACGTTGACGTTTAATCGCGTATCTACAGGAATAACACTTTCAGGCATTTTGTCTTCGTCCTTATGGTCTTCCGCTGTCTGAGGTTCAATTGTTTGCCCCGTGCGGCCTTTGCCAGCCTCGTAAGACACTAAGTCGGCTAATGCTACGTAAACAACTTGGCCTGCATTGTTTTTGACCATTGCCCAATCCTTGTCGTGATGGGATATGAATTCAACAATTTGACCAGTCTTTTGATTTTGATAAAGCGTCATAACACAAAAAAAGGACATCCGATACCAGATGTCCTTCATTGTAGGGATAAAAACTAATTAATCCAACTATGCGCCTTGCTCAACCACGTATGGAGTTCCAACATCCTCACTGTTAGGTACTGCATCATCAACGAAGTATGAAACAGTAACGATGAGGTATGTACCACCGCTTGCAGTTGAAGTTAAAGCAGAACCTGCAGATGTTCCTGTGCTGTCAGTTACATAGACCTTAAGAGTCTCAGCACCGGATAAGGTAGCTGCTGTAACAATACCAGTTACTGAAGTTCCAGGAGCGATAGTTGTACTACCTACTGCAAGATCTGCAGAGTTAGAAGCAACTTTAGTAGCTGTAATAGTTGCATCGTTTCCGATAGCATCAGCAACTTTCAATCTGTTGGTGTTAGTTCCAACAAGACCAGAAGTAGCTGTTCCAACTCCTTTGTCCTTACGAACGTCAGGTACACGAATACCAACAGAGTAAACATTAGCGCCAGCTGGCAATGTTAATCCTGTGATGTCTGCACGAGCTTTGTCGTCTCCTCTGAGGTCTGGGCTAGGAATGACGACGTCGAAAGATGTACCACCAGTTGAATTAACTAGTGCGTAACCTGTCTTCTGAAAGTAAACACGACCAGGCTCAGACACAACGCCTTGACCTTGGTAGCTACTTAGTTGGGCAACCCAGTTGCCGGGAAAGATTTTCTTTGCCATGTGATAAATACCTTAGTAAACGAAACTGAAGGCACAAGTCACGAAATCCTTATTCAGCATTTCGAACCCAGCAAAGAGGGACCAAATCATAATAATAAAGCGCGAAAAATCGTCGTTATTATTAAGAAGAATTTGAGCGTTGTTACCACCAATACCTACACCAATAGCCTGAGGGCCAAAGAAGAGCATAGGAGCAGCGGTTGTCACTGTATTAGTGATGCTCGCGTCAGTGATTGTTACCTGTAAAGATTTCTCAGGCAAGTTGGTTGATTCGAACCATCTTACGCCCTCAAACAAAAATCCGGTAGGCATCACCGGCTGACCAGCTACAAATCCAGCTTGTCCATAAGCAGGACCCATACCTTGGAAGAAGTTAGCGTTAGGAGCTTGCTCAGGTTGGAGTGGATTCACCATTCCGTTTCCTGCGTACCGGGCAATTTCTCTGAATGCCTCGTTTTGACGAAGGTGCATCATTGCTGTTGGATCAGCGATGCATCTGTAGTAGCCATCAGCGAACGTTGGAACGTTACGCTTACGCATGTCCTTAACAACCTGAAGTAAGTCGGTTTTTACGTCGAACTTACCTGAGGAGCCTGCTGCATAACTAATGAATGGAGCAGATCCGCCCTTAGCCTTACTACCTGGATAAAAATATCCACCTTGGCTATCTGTTGCTTCTCCGTTAGCTTCCGCTTTGAATAGCTCATCAGCGAAAACCCTGTCACGCCAACGTCTGTAATCATCCAAAAGGGTCAAGGACCCGATGCTCTGGTGAAAAACGTTGAGGTTACCTGTGTCTAAAAGTAGACGTTGTGCTGTTAAAAGAGTTTCTCTTGCAACTTTAAAAGTACTAGGAGATGTCGCATCTGTTGGATCGGCAGGACCTGTGTACTCTTTTAAGGTTACGAGAACCTTGTCTTTAACAATATTGCGGCTAGATGCTGTACCAAGTGTTTGATCTGCTGTACGCTCTCTGGAATCCTTGTTACCAGGATTTCCCCAAAAGCGATAGCGGTCGAGCTGGACCGTTTGTCCGGGCTGTTTCGCGAAATCGTGTACCACTACTGGTTCTACAGCCATCTCGATTACATAACCGGGATGGGGCCTATAGAGTTCAGCGCCTAACAGCTTTGGAAAATCGTTGTCAATCCACATGGATCGCAATCACTCCGTAGCTTATAGAAATTTAATGACACTATCGACGTGTCATCACTACTATAAATGAAGTACGTAGGGTGAAACTTTTGGACGCAATAGACGTTCGAGGATTACTTGGATTATTGCTCGCAGATGGCAGCCTTGTTTCTTATCGCACTCCTGGAGGAGGTTATGTTCAATTAACGCTCACAGCGGGACCTTCTGAATCAGCTTTTCTCGAAGAGAAAGTTAAAGAATTCAGGCAATTTATCCCAACAAAAGCAAAAATTGTTCCCTATAAGACAACTCCTCGAGCCAACGGTCAAACAACTCCAATTCTTCGTTTTAGAGTATCGACTAATAAATTAAGACCCATACATAATCTCTTATATCCTCGAGGGGAAAGACAAATAACTAAAGCGACGCTAGGTTTACTTGGAGGGGAGGCTGCTGCGTGGATGTGGGCAGAAGGTTCTAGGCAGCTAGAAAAAGGAGCAACAAATCTAGCAAGAGTAGGCAGCACTGAAGAAGAGGCTCAGTTAGTCTCTCAATGGTTGGAAACGCTGACTGGAGCCTGTGCAACTATGAATCGTTACTATATTCGTCCTCGCCTGTCCTTTACAGCTGAACAGACTCAAAAAATAAAATCTATATTACTGCCTTACGCCCCTAAATCTAGACAACACTTATTCACAGGAGAAACTTGGAATGCAAGCTCGATTCGTAGTGCGCGCACTGAGTTATTGCTTGGGCAAAGGGAAAGTATCGCTCAAGGGCAAGAACAAAAGGCCTTGGCTTGAAATATCTAGGTCTGAGGTTGATAAAACATACCTTAATCATCAATTAAGAACATTACGTAAATTACATGTCACCCCTTTAGAAGTCTTTTGGGATCGACTAGCGACTGACACTTACTATGACAAGGAGCGATTACGCTTGCATAGTGACCATTTATGGAGGGTATACGAAATATTGTATCCACAAGACATTGCGTACCTATCTAGTCAAGCACTACAACTTGCAGGAATACATGGATTAACTTCTTTATGGATCGACCAAGGCAGAATCATTGGACGTAAAGGGTCAATAAAAGGAAAGTATTCAGATCAAGAATACGAAAATCTATCTCAATGGCTACAAGATTACTGGAATATAAAATGTTATCCAAGACAAAACCAATCAGCGATTTTTCAATTATCTCTAAATAGAGAAGCATTAGAAACACTAATAGATACAATTACTCCTGCGGTTCACCATGCGATGAAAAAGAAGTTACGCTGAGAGAGCCTCGAAGAAGAACTACGTCAGAGGCAGCTAAACAGGGGACTTAAATTTTTGTAGTTTCTTTAAGTCTTAAACAGAACGCCAGGCGACTAGCTATCGTGTGGCGTCCCCTGATTTCTTATATCGAGTAAGATTCAAGTAAAGAAGGACTTTTATGCCGACTCAATGACCTCGGTAACGACAGCTTTAAACAAAATATCTGATTCTTACGGGGGGAGCAGTAAAACTTCCCCCTCTTTTCTTAGACTTGAGCATGTCAAATTCAATTCAATCAGCAAGGCTAAAGACCTAGGATCGGTTGATAATTTAAATGTCGTTATAACAGGTAATATTGGATCCGAATCGGGAACTAACACTTTATATTTCAAAGTGGTTACTGAAGGTCAATCTGATATTCGAATTACAAGTAATCCTATCAATAAATACACAGATAAATATTTGTCGCTAGGCGTGTTAGATGAAAATAGAAAACCAATGCCTTTAACAGGGGATGGTTTTGCGTATCGCAACGATCTAGTTAATACAACCGTGAATGAAAATCTTTTGCAACTTCCTCCTGGGATTTTTTATTACACAATTACTTCTTCGCAGTGGCAATCCGTTCCTTATAGTATCAATTTAGAAGTCATTCGCTATCTTCAGCTCTACGGTACAGCTTCTGGCTCTCTCATTCCAACCAGTCGCATACCGTTAGTAAAAGGAGTTGGAATCGCTTTACTGTCTGACGGGACATATGGAACCTTCCCTGCTCCTTCAACTATTAAGGCTCTAGAGGGCTCTACAACAGGTAATAAAGAGAGTTATGGGGTTATTATCATCAACTCAGTTGGAACAGCTGTAGGTAGATTTGAACCTTATGGTCGCATGTTGATGTATCACCGTATTCCTTCAGCGACGTCTGAGCTGACATCGTCTAATTACGCTACGCTAACAGTATCCTCTCCGAGCGGTGGGTACTAAATAATAGTCACCTCTCAAGAGCTGTCAAAATAGTAAATGACGAAGAGTTAACTGCAGTATGGCGTTTTCCCAGTATTTTGGTCAAAAGATCCTGAATTGGATTAAAGGATCTTCATTTCCAACGCAACTAAGTAATGTCTACGTCAGCATCCATACTGGCGATCCTGGCACTGCTGGTACTTCTAGTGACGTAACATTAACGGTCACTGGTAATGCTAATAGAACAGCAATAAACTCTTCTGCATTCACCGGAGTAACAGGAGCTTCTCCTAGTGGTTTCGAGATCAAAAATACCAATACCGTGCAAATAACTCCTAACGCACAGAATGGGACACAACAAACCTTGACCCACTTCGGATTATGGGATGCCCAGACTTCTGGAAACTTTATCGCTTCTGGAGCCTTGACAACATCAGTCGATGTTCAATCAGGTGATACAGTTCAATTCAACGCTAATGCCTTAGGTATTAAGGTGGTCTAGATGACTCTTAATAGAAGAACAAAACTAGTACGGGAAATGTATCGGCAGAAAGCCGGTAACCAGCAATTCCAAAAATTCGGTAACCTCGTCAACCAAGCTATAGGAGAGCCTAGCGTTAGTTCCATTACTCAAGCAAGTTTATCGGGAGTCAAAGGTATAGCTCAAAGAGCACTGGCTGATACTGGAAGGGTAGTAACTGGAACGACTCTGAGAGACCGAGCCATTGCTCAAGGATTTAGAGATACAGGAAGAGATCCAACTAATGTGGTTGACGCTGTTTCTCCTCCGCCAATTAAAGCTAGCTTGCCTGCAAATAGAGACACGTTAGAAAGAAGCAAGCCATTACCTCAAGTAGATCAAATACAGGAGCAAACACCAGGCATCCCAACACCTGAGAAGCTCACGGACAACAGAAAGAAACAGTTAGAAGAATATATTTCTCCAGAAGGATCTGAGGAGGCATGGAATGATTTTTACGATGACTCTAAGAGACAGGCTGAATGGGAAATTCTAACTAACCAAAACGAACCTAGGACTCAACCCGTAGTAACTGAAAATTTATCTTTTACTGATCAAGTTTTACAACCTCAAAACAATAACCCGATAAATACACCCCAAAAGCCCCTAGTCACATCTAATACAACTGATACTCAAAACCCTTTAATTCCGACACCTCAAAAGCCCGTTAAAGCAACTCCTGCTAAACCAAAGGTAACTAAAAATACGACTGCATTACCTAAACCAAAAAGGAAGTCCTCAGATAAAAAGATAGTTCCTTCTAAAGCTGAAAAAGCTAAAACTAAAGACTTAAAAGAAACAACCGATAAAACGATTAAAAAAGTAGAAGAAAAAACAACTAAAACAACCAGTTCTGGTACTCCTTTAGCAAAAGGCTTTGACGACCAAATATTGGCTGGGCTACTAGGTGTCGGTATAGGTGTAGGAACTAATCAACTATTGCAACCAACCCCTCAACCGAAAGACTCTAATCCACAATACGACCGTTACTACCGTTAAAAGCCCCATAAAAACTTAGGTTTTCCCCCAGGTTGAGATTTAAATCCTTGACCATTTCGAACATCTATATGTATAAATCCTTTACTTCTGTAATCTCCATAACCTCCATCCCATCGTTGTACAAGCCATAGGTGAAACTTATCTAATGTCCTGCCATCGATAGTATAAATATCCATTGCTGTGCCTAGTACGTGATGAGATTTCTCGCTCCCTCCACACTCTCTGTTGATTGGTTCAGGCCTGTAAAAGCTGGTAACTCCTAAAGGCTCTCCCCAAGCGTCACGAATTTTATCGTATTCCCTGCAAGTGTTAATTAATGTCTTCTCTATTTCACTACCCACCTCAGGAACTCTTCGTGCGTCATATTGCAAAATTTCACCAGCTGTTAAATATTTTCCGACAGGACAAGCAAAATCCAACCAATTAATACCATCTTCTTCTTGAGAATTTCTCGAGCTTTTTTCTCTCCAATCTGGCATATAAATTGCCCACCTGTCTCCACTACCTTCGAAGCGAACCCATGAGTAATTTTCTCCTGGTATTTCCTCAACCCTTGTAACTTTAATTGTCGCTCCCTGCTTACACTCTACTTTTCCTGCTGTTGATAAAAAGCGACTGCTAATAGGTGCTTTTTTGAGATCAGTATCTTTACGACTAATAAAAGTCATTTGACCGTCTGATTCTTGAGTCCACATAATACCTTCGATTTTACGACGATTGACTAACCCAGGAAGAATAACATCTTTATCTTTAATGTACAGATTTAAGATTGCAGGTATCTCCTGATACTTCTCAGGATACTGGAAGCCTTCAAATAGTATCTTTGTTATCTCCTCATATTTGCTATCCTCATAAAACTTCGCACCGAAATTCCATGCGAAACTTATTAAAACTGCCTGCCTCTTGTAACCGAAATAATTCCAATCAGGAAGAACCCCTAAAACAGGTACAATATTCTTGAGTAATTCTTGTTTCAGATAACTACTACATATATCGAAATGACATGTATCACCCATCATTACATGGGTTCCATCAGGGTAGCGAGTTAATCCAGTACAAATAGTAGGAATCCCTAAGGGATCTAGGTAAGCATCCTTCTCGCATCCCTCAAGACTCTGTATTAGATGAGCCGCAAAATCTATCGCTAGGGGGTGTATCTTTGTAGATACGAGCGAATCTTGTCGTTTCTTTCGCCATTGGCTCACGTCCTTCCAGCATTCCAATAGCCACTTCTTCAGCGTACGATTCACTGTAGCCTTTAGAAACAAGTAATTCGTATAAATGAAGAAAGGAATCTGATTTATCGTTAACAGGAAAAACTTCCTCGCCCCACTCTTCAGCTAGCGCGTCATGAAAATCAGAATCACCAGCTACCCTCATGTAGACGAGGAAAGAATACCTTTAGTTTAATCTGCTATCCAATAGATGCAGCGTAAGCTTCTGGAGTGAGTCCAGATTGAGCGATATCTGCTTCTAAGACTTTATTGTGCTGATTCAATGTAATTAAATCTTTCACACCTTCCTGATAATGAGCTGCAACGGCGTTGGCCTTAAGATCCTTATCGCTTACTTCCAACATTGCATCTTTTGCCGCCCTTTCAAAAGCACTCATGTACTGAGGATTTGCTGTAGCTGCATTTACCCTTTCGGCGGCTGTCATTTGTTGAACAGCCGTTCCTGTCCCATCTGAACTGGGAGTACCTGATGGATCCGTCAAGTGAGACGGTCTTCTTACATTTGCTGTCATAAATAAAAGGCCTCGAAAAACGAGGCCACGTAACGACTAAGCTTCGGAAACTAGAACCTTACTACGTAATGCATCTGGAGATGCAGAAGTAAGAACCTTCCAAGCTTCAGCAGGATTGCTATCACTCATATTAGAGAAAGCAGACCAGAAGTCATCAGATCCGGCTTGAACACCAGGAGCTGGCATATCAAGTTGAGGACGTTGGAATTCTGGAGCCTGTGGAGCCTGTGGAGCTGGAGACTGTGGAGCTACCTGAGCTTGTGGAGCTACCTGAGCCTGTGGAGCTGGAGCTTGTGAAGGAGCTGGAGCTTGTGGGGCTGCTTGAGGTTGGAAACGCTGTTCCCCTGCAGCGACTTCTGCTGCTAGGCGATCACGAGCTAATTCAGTCGGATAAGGACCTTCTGGACCGAAGAATTCGTTGACGTAAGAAGAAAGCATTTCAGGGTTAGTCAACATTACATGGTATGCAGCATTGTCTTCTGCTGCTGCACCAATCACTTTTTTAGCTTTATCTAAAGAGCCTTGCATTGCCTGAACCTTTTCTAAGGTTTCAGATGTCTGCTTAGCTTGAGTTAATAAAGCATCTTCAACTACACAAGCATATCTATTTAATAATGCTGGTGCTTCTGCTCCGAAGTGATTTAATACTTCAAGACTTTCTTTGCTTACGCTTCCTAGATACGCGTCTGGACTTGGTGCGTTCTGCTCTGCTTGCAAGCTCTGCACCTGTTCCTGTGTCAACTGGGGCTGCACCTGCTGGGGTGCTACCGCCTGGGGTGCTACCTGCTGTGAATAAGCCTGCGTTGCTTGGGGCCATGAGGTCGGGGTCCCCGAAATTGATGGAGCCGCTTGGTAACCTTGAGGCGCTGCCTGCGAGACCGCCGGTACTGGAGTCTGTGGGGTCGGTGTTGAGTAAGCTGCCTGCGGTTGGGAGGGCTGCTGAGTGCTCAGGTTCTCTGACAACCTGTTGTACGCCTCCTGCCAAGGATTGACCGCCTGTGGAGCCGCCTGTTGTGCCACCTGGGGAGTCGAGTCCACCGTAGGTGTCTGGGGTGAAGCTTGGGCGGTCTGGGGTGGAGCTTGCTGGTAAACCGGCGTCGACACGGGCGCGCTCGAGGGAATCGAGGGTTGAGGGGTCGCCACCGCCTGTGGAGTCGTTGTACTGTCCTGCATAGGTTAATTCTCGTTTTAAATAATCCATTGCTCGATAGACAAATGGTGTCAAATCGAGTTTTGGGTCGCTTAACATCGGCAGGTCTGGAGCCTGCGGATGAGGTATCCGTCGCATATTGTCTATCAGCGACAGGAATGTGTTAATACTGCTTTGAGTAGCTTGAGCCATTCTAAATGGATAGCCACTAAGCATTGCGCTGCGTTCTTCGTCTGTTTTATTAGGGAAGAGATGCCTTAAAGCTTCGATGCTATTAACACCAAGTTCTTGAAGGTTTCTAACAACGATACTTGAATTCAGTATATCCTCTGTGCTGTCCTCGAACACTGGGCCTTTCCATCTCCATTCAATTTTCCTATCGCCATCAGGAACTAGCCCGACGACTCCTCGAGGTAATTCAGCATTTTCGACAGCGGCGCTAATAGCGATTTCTACTTCGTTTTCGTGAACGCCTAAATTCGCTTTGTATTCCATCAATGCTTGATTATATAACAATGTGTCAGGATATAGTTCTTGCAAAGGAGGTAAAGGTCTTTCTAATCCAACTGCTACAGCAAATGATTCTCTAAATAATTTTTCCTCATGGAAGATAATCAAAGACAGTAATTTACACAAGCCATACGTCAGTAATCCTTTACAACGCCTTGATGCTGTTGTAGCAGCTCGACCGTATAAAGATTTAATTTCATATGCTGTTGCTCCAGAGCTAATACCTAATTCGTCTACTCCTCCTAAAGCTGTTCTTACTTCTTCTCTATATTGCCTTGCGTAAAGATTCTGATCCCCCGAAACGGCATCAGGAGTTAAATAAACAGCCCGGTCAGAGGGTTCAACATTAGCTATTAGTCTTGGAACCTTCATGCCACTACCACCACCGCTACCACCTGGTTGGCTCACTCGTGTGGATGCTCTATCAGCAGAAAAGAAACCAGCCTGAGAGCTGATTGTAGGTCTTAATTGCTCTTCATCTCCTGACTCTACTAAATCATGTTTAGGTCTACTTGAGACTAAAGTTGGATTTCCAAAGAAATGAATATTAGTTCTAATGTTCTTGACTAAGTCATCATGTAAAACAATCTGATCTGCTAGCCAATCAAAGTCACCAGAAGCATCCATTCCAGTTGCTCTCATCGTATTAAACGATTCAACTGCTGGGATAAAACCTAAGCTATTGGTAAGAGTTCTGGTTTTGTTAGGCGAATAACTCGTGTTTAAAGGTCCTCCATCGAACGATGGCTTCTCGGTTGTGATCGTTTCTTTAATAAGATCTTTTTTGACCTGTAATTTTACATACCTTTTACTACCGTTATCCCCAGGCATTGCTAATGCACCTAAGGTGTTTTTAACATCAAAAGAATAAATTAACTCGATCTCTTCTAGATTCCCTTCCGCATCGTAATAAGCTCTATAGTTATCCTTGCTAAACCACATTAAACGATATGACTCGTTAATAGGCCTGAAATAAAAAAGACCTTTACCGTCAATCAGAAAATCATCAACAATACCTTCTAAACGCGTATCAATTTCATTTTCGATAATTAACTCACTCAAGAAGGCTTTCCTGAAACCGAAAGTATCTTGGGCTGGATAAAATTCTAAACCTTGTCTTAGCATGAATAGTTTCATCTGGGCTAGATGACTATTCACGATCATCGTGTCAGTTCCGCTCTGACCATCTCTTTTTCGTGCTGCTTCTAAGATGCGGCGGAAACGCTCTGATTTAGGCTTGCTCATTTCTTTATATTACTGCCACTCGACCTGAGCACTTCCTCGTCGCATCAAGCCTTGTACAACGATATTCAAAGAGTCAGCACAATCGTCATGAGGTGCATGACCAAAATTCACTACTTCATCAACCATGTAATTAAAATCTCGGTATTTGTTGAAGATAATCTTACGTCTCTCGAAGAGACCAATAATGCCCCTAAGTCTCGCAAGCTTGTCACCGCGAAAACCTTTAACAGGGCTAATACTTAAATTGTAGAGCTGCCATTCATTAAATAGGAATCGTTTTAAATCTCCTTCAAAACTTTTCTGATAAGCAACTACTTCTGGCCAGATAATAACGGGTGAATCTGTTTTGAAAAATTGATTTTGATCGTTAGATTCCAAGAGATTCCACTCAACTAATAATTCACATAAAGCTTCAATCTTTTCTACATTGCCCATTGAACGCATTCTCTTGTAATCGATAACGTAAACCTTGTCATCAACCCTTCCAGCCAAGGTAAATACAGTCCAATCATTTCTTTCACTCATTCCCGCAGACAAGTCAATACCCACTCCGACGCTGTCGTAGACATCCGGTACTTCTCCTTTTACAAATAATTCAGGGGAAATTCCTAATTCACTGGTCTTAACTGGTTGATTTAAATACTGATAAGAAAAAGCAATACGATCTTGGCTTTGCAAATTTAATAAGTATTTTGCCGACCACATTTCAGGCCAATAGGAACGAGGTCTCCCATCCTCTTCATATCTCAAAGCTGCTTGTGTTATAACTTTCCAACCTCGTTTTTCGCAGAATGTTGTTGTAAACAGATCGTCAAAATGGAAACGAGTACCTAAAGCTATAGCTCTAGCACCCTGGAACATGGTTGGAACGATAACGTTGTTCCAGTTGGTTTCCATCTCTCTTCTAATTTCTGGATTCGAGATAGCAGCCGCACTTTTTATAGCATCGTCTACAACAATCAAAGAACTACGTTTAGATGTAATTGTTCCTTTTAATCCTGCACAAGCAACAGTAAAAGCATCTTCTCCTCTTATATCAACCTCGGCAAAATCAAAATCAATAGACCATAGTTCATCGCTCGTGCGAGTCTTCGATAATCTGACTGTCGGAAAAATTTCCTGATATTCCTTGTTCATTATCATATTTTTTATTGCAGCACTCTTGTTGCGAGCAACATCAACGTTGTAAGAGACGTATAGAGTTCTCAGCAGCTTATGAGCAGTCGAATGACGACCAATAAGCCACGCTATCAGTAAACCTATCTCTGTTGATTTAGCACTACCTCGAGGGCTTAGGAGGCATGTATTAGGGCCTGCTATATCAAGTAAATGCTCATTGCTTTGTTTAGTTAGAAACGCATCATGCCAAACTTTCATATGACGAGCAGGTGGCTTACCCATTAACTCGCAAAAGAAAGCAAAATTATCCCTAGCTTTTAATATATGCTTAGGTGTCTCAACAATCTTCGGCTGTTTCTTTATGGATCTTGCTGCTAGCTGAGCACTACGTCTGCGAGCAAGAGCAATGGAAGCATTTGACATAGTTTATTCTAATGTTTTTCACTATTTTTGACATATGCAATCTATAATGATTCTAGTTTTTTAAAACGATGATGGACGAAAGCAATCCATTTGACGCAACCCAAACAATTTTTCCTATTACTTTTTCTCAGGCCACCATACCACTTCTTGGCTTAGAAAAGGTCGGAGAACAAGCCCTAAATATCTTCGAGTCTCCTTCTGAAGAAGATTTAAAAGAACTACCACATCCAGATATGCAGGTAAACGATATCACTTTGACGTATTGGCATGAAGTATGGGTTAATACACCTCTAAATGAATTGTTCTATAAAACACTAGAAAGCTCTGAGTGGATAGCTGACAAAAGCGGTCAGATGGCTATTGCTAAAACAGACTATATCAAATTAGATAAGAACTCCCAATATTATTTAAATTGCAGTCCTAATACAGAATTAGTAGGTATTTTAGTAGTAGCAGATAATCCTCAACAAAATGAAGAAGACCAACCAAGTTATACGTCTATATCTCTAGAGATAGAAGATCCTGCCTTAGACAAGAAAAGACTAACTTCCCAAACAGCAAACCACAAAATATTCAGTGGTGAAGAACTTGTTTATAAAACAACAGTAGAAGCACGAACCGTCTTCTTGATGCCTTCTTTCTTAAGATGTAGATTTTTAAATAACACGGACTCTAACTTCAAGATTTTTAAATCAGATCTATGTTTTAAAAATAGACCTCTTAATTCATATGTTGAGTCACACCTTCAAGAAACTGACTACCAAGAAAGACTTGAAAATGACGTAAACATAATCTTGGACACTCATTTAGGCTCATTACTGACTTCTTCAGATGTTGCTAACTTATCCGAGTCAGAGAAAAAAGCCAAAGCTCGCGAAGTAGCCAGTATGCCTCTAGAAGATAAATACAATTATTACAAAACAGAATACGAAAAAGTCCAAGAAGAACTACAACCAGTAGCGAAACCAAAAGAATTACAACCAGAAATAAAAATCGATCCTGCTGATCAAATAGATTTAGATGCTACGGATATAGAAAAAGAATAGTCTTTTCTTAAATCTTAGGAATATAATCCCTAGCTTGATTAATCAAAGGTAGAACTTCTGTTTCTACCTTTGCCGCTATTTTATCGACAATACTAATATCTATATCTAAGAATGGAGGGATGATACCTAACAACCTTAATGTTCCATCTAGAAATAAAGCCAAACAAGTAAAACCAAGAATCATACTAATAATTGTTGCATTACGATTATGCAATCTCATAGACTCTTCATCTATAGCTTTCGCTTCTGCTACAGCTGCTGCAATTAACTTATCAACTTCTTCTTTCGTATAACACAAATGAGGAAGAATTTCTTTGATTTTATCTTCCGTCATAAGACGTATAACAATTTAACTTAGATTACTTCTCGTCGATTAGCATTGCCCAAACAGATTCATAGGCTAATTCCAAAGCGTTAGTCACATCCTCGTTATCCTTGAAGATTGCTCTTAATTCTCTCATGACCTTATCAGCACCTGCTAACACTAATCCTCTTCTGTCTGTACCTTTTGTGATTTTATCGACTTCCACAACATGACCACGTAATTCCTTGGATAGGTGTGCAATCCTAGTGGCCGCTGCATCAGGCTTAACTAAATCAGCATGAACCTGTTGACGAAGAAAATCGATATCAGATTCTAATTTAACAATTTCAGCCAGTAATAATTGCCGTCTATTTAATTTAGGGTAATTAGTCTGAATCCATTCTTCTAAAGCCTTAAAGCCACCCTCATAACCCAAAACAGAAGCATATAACCATATTTCATATACAGAGTAAGTATTCTCTGCATACATTAAAAAACTTTCACGATAGCCATGATCCAAAGCCGTTAAAAACGACTGAATCACATCATCTTTCTTTTTATCCATTATCAACCGTAGAAGTTAGCACCTGCTCTACTAATAGCACCTCTTGCGTCAGCGCGCATGGCTCTCTCTTCCCTATATTTATCTCTTTGCGTTTTTCTCTCTTGAGACCCTCTTTCCTGTAAGCTCAATCTTTCCTGCTGACCTGTCTCTTTCATGCCTAAGCGATCTTGCTCTCCTTTTGTTACCGTGCCAAGCCTGTCTTGAATTCCCTGAGAGCCTATGTTCATTCTTGTTTGAGAACCTGTCTCTTGAATACCTAGACGATCTTGAACTCCAGCAGCTCCAATAGCTCTAACATCAGCGTCCGATTGAGCTCCTATGTTTTTCCGTTCTTGAATACCTGTTGCTCCAATCTTCTTAATATCTACTCCACCTTGCTCTAGTATTGCTTTTCTTTGCTCTGTTCCCTTAGCACCAATAGTTCTAACGTCTTGGTCTCCTTGAGCACCTATTGTTCTAACATCGGCATCTGCTTGAGCTCCAACAGTTAAGCGAGTTTGTTCTCCAGCCGTGACCAGTTGTTTTCTATTTTCGGCTCCTGTTGTAGTAATTCGATTTGTATCTATGGCTTGAGTAAGGTCGGATTCTGTAGCCATTAAATCCTTGGTATTCGTAAGCCTATAATTTTCTAAGTTTTTAGTATGCTTTAAATTTTGTGACTGAACTAAATCATCGAAAGTCAACATCATCCCTTGTTTTGCTTGAGAGGTATATAAATCACCTAGTTGACCTACAACAGCAGTTGCTATATCTGTTCCTTCGTATTTATTTGCAAGACCCGTAAGATTATTAAGCCCTTGGCTAACAGCTAGCCCTGGGTCAGATAGCTGTGAATACCAAGCATTATTTATTGTGCCTTGTGTATTACCTGTACCTGTGCCTCCCGTAGCGGTAGAACCGGCTGCACCTGTAGTGATCTGACCAGATGTCCCCCCTGTCGTTCCACCACTAGTCGATTGAGTCGTCCCCCCTGTCGAGGTGGTATTAGTATTGGTGCTTGTATTGGTGTTGGTATTAGCGGCCTGATTCCAAGTACCTTCCGCTTTAGCTGTTCCTTCAATAATCGATTTAACCTTGTCAGCACCATGTTTGTCGGCCTCATTCAGCCAGTACTGAGAAGCTCCTGCACTTAGGTTTCCCCCTGCTCCACCGATGTTGTTGTTCTTGTAAAAATCTTCTAACCAAGTAGCCATGATAAGTACCTCCTATATAAGTGCCTGAAGGACTTTACCTACAGTATTAGTCGCTCCTCTTCTGTTTGACCATTTACGAGCAGCACCTAAATCATCCATTCTTCTTTTGTCTTTCCTGTCCTCTTTTTCTCTCCACCATTCTTTATATTCCTCAAAACCCGATTCGCCAGGCTTAGGAGGAATGCCAGATCTAATCACATCTTGAAGCAAGTCCTCGATACTACCTCTTTTCTTTGATGATTCAGCTTTCTGTCTTAGTGATTTTTCTCCCGGTGACTCATATGTATCGTCACTTCTATTAGCGTACGTCATCTTATTTTTAGAAAGATCTTCGATTGCTTTAGTTCTTAATTCATTAAAACGCCTTGCAGCCCCTTCGTTCTTGAAAACAGGAGTAATATTACCTGCACCATCATCTTCTATACGGATAATGCCATGTTGTTTGGCATAATTTCTCAAGGTCTTATCATTTTCTAAATCAAAGACAATACCTTTACCTTCTCCTTCGTGGTATCCTCCAAACCAACCCCTACCAGGGACGTTTGACAAGACCTTCTCAGGATCAAGATACTCATCTATAACCCTACCCCTAACGCCTGTTTTGTCGTTATTAATCAGATCGTTAAATTGATTCCAGTTGTATCCCATTGGCTAATGTTAGGAACTCTTTTCAGTTTAGCTAAGGTTTACCCTAAACCAGGCCACTGCACTGCGTTAGATTTGATTATGCGATTAGCTTCGTCTTGAGAGAAGCCTGCATTGACTAAGCGATTAGTTAATACCTGATTAACCAATGTTTGGTTGTCCTGTCCAGTTGTAATATCCAAAGCATCACGTCTTTTTTTAATATTCTCTAATTCTGCTGTAATATTTGTATTCCTGTTGCCGATCCAATCTACTCCAGCAGAAATAACATCTCTCCATCTTCGCTTTTTATCTTCTTTTAATTGCTCGTCCCACATCCACTTTTTCTGTTTAAGTGCCTGCTCGTATTGTTCTTTAACAATCTCTCTATTGGCAATACCCTCTAGTTTTTCTTGACCTAATACTGTTTGTGCAGTTTTCCTCGCAAGTTCTTGTTCATTTAAATTTTCAGAAAAATTCGGAGCCCAAGCATAATCAAAATCCAAAGCTTCCTCTGGAGTATGAAAACTACTTGTATATGCAGATGAAACGTTGAATGCCATTAGAGATAAGAGCTAATGAGGGCTTCTAAAGTTCTTTGTTGATTATTTTCACCTTGCAAACTACTCATAGCTAAGCTAGAAAGCATCTGTCTTTCGTTTGCAGCATCCATAATAGATCTTTGTTGTTGCATAGCTAATTCTTGTTGACGTCTTTGCTGATCAAGTCTTTGAGCAAATACCATTTCATCTAATTCAAGATTCTTTTCCATCGTCCTATCAGCAGGAGTCTTTCCAGTTACTTGGTCGTAAATACCTGCCATACCTGCTTTACCAATACCACTACCAAACATTCCTCCTAATATCATTCCCGCAGGTACAGCTAAAGGTGCTAAAGGACCTGCCATTGTTCCAGCTAAAGCCCCTGCCGCCATACCTCCTAAAGCTCCTCCTGCAAGTCCTCCTGCAACTCCTCCTCCTGCTACGCCTGTTCCCTCTGCTAAGTTTCTTCCAAAAGGATCATTAGGATCCAATAGCTCTGCACCACCTGAAATTAAAGACGTAATAACAGGATATGCTTTCAACGCTGGAGATAATGATCTTATTCCTCCCTGCATTTGTGGCACAGCATAAGGACCAGATAATCCTTTCAATGCTTCTGGACTGTATATAAGATTACGCATTCCACCTTGGAATTGAGGACTCGAAAATGCCATCCTCATCCCTTCAAGGCCGCTAGTCAACCGTTGTCCAAATCTAAAATCATTAGTAGGATTGCTAGTTTGGTTATAAACCCTGCCATCCGGTCCTAAAACTGCCACGATTTCTAAGTAGACATATATTTATGATTCTAATAGGTATTAAGAGACAAGATCAGCTCCACCGCTAATAGCTAGAGGATAGTTACCAGTACTCATTCCAACAGCAAACTTTGCACCACCTATTAGCTTTTGTAAGAAACCACCACCTGAATCTTTTGGTTGTAAGGATTCTTGGTAAGCTTTATCAGTTTCAAACTGTTTTTTTATCGCTGCTATTTCGCCTTCGTTATAAAATTTATTCAGTGCGAAGCGCCTCTCGAAGTCCTGCTCATCGAGACTTGATCCTAATGTTGCAGCTAATAGATCTTTCCGATTCCATATATCTTCATTGGTAGAAGTTGCAGGTCCTGTAGATCCATAACCACCTCTTGGAGCTACTTGTCCAGCCTTGAAACTAGAAGAAGCAGAAGGTATGAATTGGTTTTGCTGTCTAGCATATTCAGCAATTAGTTGGTTGATATCTGGTTTTCTATCTCCGGGAGCATATCGAGTAGCAGAATCACGACCGTATACAGATTTCATTTAATTACCTCCAGAGAACCAATTTTTAATACCTTGCCACCAACCATTATCTTGTCCTAGACCTGCTGCGACTTCAGCATTAGCCCCAAAATCGAAACTATTAGTTGGGATAGTAATATTACTGTCTGAGTCCCAGTAAGTCATACCACCTCTATCGAAGAAAGGAGCATCTAAACCACTACTGTAATTATCCTTGTATCCTGCAGCCCCTCTTCCCCAAGGTACACCAGAAGAATAATTACGTGAATCTTGCCATGCGTTATATAATCCAAGACCTTGTTTTATAGTGTTACCCCATCCCCCTTGCTGTTCTGGCTGTGCGCTAAGTCTTGCCATACCAGCTCCTGGTACCCCAGCTCTATTCATTGCATGGTCTACTTTTTGTTTAGCTAATATGATCTCTCGGAGATTATCCACGTCCGAAGGGGCATAACCAAGAGCAGTACTAAACGAAGTGTCAATTGCCATGATTTATTGATTTTGTTGTTGTCCTTTGTCAGACCTTCTCATTGATTCTAAGAGAGATCCAACGGCTAGTCCTCCTCCTACACCTACCCCTGTATTAGCGAGAACTGACTTTAAAGTTTGCAATTCAAGGGATTCAGATCTTCTTTGGTAGGCATCGGATAATTTTTCGAACTTACGCTTAGCAGTCTTAGTTCCTTCAGCCTCCATAGTTTCTCTTGCTTCTGCTAACTGAGTTTGATATTTTTGTTGTTTTACCTTTTGAGGTTTTAATCTGGTAGCTGCTGCACGACTACCTCTGAAAGCTCCTGCTATACCTAGGCCTAATGGCAATATTCCAGTGGATAAAGGTATTGATTTACCTAGGAATGTTACTTCAGGTCCCTCTATACCTTTCATTGTCGCTTTTATAGGAGACTTGTTATCGAACAAATAACGTTTGTAGTTCATATATTCTCCCTTACTGACGTCAGGTCTTTCTTTTACGAATTCGTTATAAGGAAGAAGTCTACCAGTACGTCCTAGGAAGTAACGACTCAATAATTCAAAGCCCTGATTCTCGGTTTGAGTAGGATCAGCCTTGCTTGGTAGAACAGCTTTATAGCCTTCTTTTCGGTGAGTATTACCAATAGCTAGAGACATTCCCGCTACAGCAGGCAAAGTTGCAGCTAGTCTTACACCCTTACGTCTTAATGCACTGGATTTTAAATTGAAAGGTAATTTATCTAACTCTTTAACACCGTCTTTTTTCCTCTGTGCATTGATCTGTTCTAGATTTGATTGGTTATTACCCATCGAAATAGCTTGCAATACAGCAATCTGAGTTAAAGCTTGAGGAGCATTTAAAAACCACCAAATATTCCTTGCACCATCTTGAGCTATATCCGCAGCCAAAGTACCTGTGGCACTGCCTAACTTACGTCCGAACGTTGCTTCTGATGTTTCCTGAACACCTCGGATATATTTATTGTCTACCGGATACTTATTAGGCTCAGCTGTATATCTCCTAAGAGCAGGATCATTCTTTCTGGCTTCAGAGATAAAGTCTTTAAATTCTTGACTATAACCACCAGCCCATTCAGGGAGATAATTCCTTATAGCATTAGTTGCTGGAGAACTATTAATCATCGCCTCTACAGGCGTGTTCTCGTAAAGATTGGATAAATATTTTAATTGACGGTCAAAATTAGCAGGGGAAGAACCCCAACGCTGTTGAAAAGTAGGTACATCGAAGAATCCTGTCTCAGCCATTAGCGACCTCCCATCATTGCCACATAATTAGGGATTCCGTAGTTACCGTAAGGAGCCATTGCCATAGAAGGACCTGTTTGCATCTGAGCTAAGAACATCGCAAGATCATCAGTCGGAGCTGCATTTGGATCTTGTCTTAATGCTGCCTGTTCGTAAGCTTCGTTGAGCTTTCTTCTAGGCAATGTAATGTTTCCGATCATGGATCCAAGTATGTCACCACCTGTTATATAAGGATCCAACATCATTTTCTTCGCATCTAAACCTGAAACCTTCTCTGTAAAGCCTTCTACAGGGAAACGCCCTTTATCTGGCCTGTATTGCTCTAAAGTTTGACCTTTTTTCATTATTCCAAGCTTTCTCAACCTATTAACTTCTCTTGCTCTACCTCCCACACCACCTAATACTTGTCCACCAATCGAACTTCCAAGGCCAATAGCTAAATCTTCCGCTCCGATACCTAACCTCTGCCCGAAGGAAGTGCCTTCTGGGGCCAACGCCATCGCATATCCACTGTATCCAAGCTCAGGTCCGTAACGTAAAGCTAGGTTGAGTGCGCGATTCCTTCCCGAAGGGACTAAATATTTAAAAAGTGACTGTAGTGCCGGAAGAACTGCACTAGCGTATCGAACAGCCATTATGCGTACATCCCCATAGAACCGAAATCGCTATTGTTTTTGCGTTGTTCGTTTTGCAAGATAGCTGGCGCTATCGTCGGGTCCTGTAGCAGTCGAGCAAATTCACCTTGAGCACCTAAATTATTGATATTTGATAAAGCTTCTCCTGCAAAAGGAGTTACAGCACCTCCACCAGTTAAACCATGAACAGGTTTTTCGCCTAATTGCTCCTTCGTCAACAAAGCCATCCGAATTGCTGTAGCCGTATCGACCTTGCTGTTATTAAAAGCCACTCGAATATCAGTGTTTTACCTATCTTAATCGTTTTTCTTGGTTGCTTTCTGAGCTTTATAAGCCATTGCCCTTTCTCTCGCTTCTTCTTTACCTTTACAAGGGTCGCAACCGCAACTTGATCCGCAAGCCATGACTATATACCCCTCTTAGCTCTGAATTTAGCAATAGCTTGTCGAGCCATGAGTTGATCTGCAGGATTTTCAGAAGCTAACTGTCGTTCAACGCCTTGAGCGAAGAACTGATTAGTTGCTTTCATTGCAGCTGCAACTTCAGGAGTGTATCCCTTCACGAAGCCTGACATTCCTGCAAGTTCTTTCCTTACTGCAGCATCAGAGGTGAGCATTGACTGATCGAGGAAAGATAGGTTTTCGGACTGAGCAGGCATAGCAGCAACTGCTTGTACTGTTCTTGGATCTGCGTACAAGCCTGGATTCGTTGGATCATCTCCTATTCTTCCAGCGTCATGGAATAATTTCATTAAACCAGCAACTGGAGATGGATACTTTGAAGAACCTTGAGATTGTCTCATTGCCCCAGGGCTGACAGAACCAACTAGACCAGACTGCAAGTCTTTAATTCCCCAATCTATTTTGCCCATACGCTCGTTAACTAATAACCTTTCGCCTGTAAGGTCTTCTAAGAAATTTTGTATTTGCTGCATACCTGTATCGGCATACATAAAATTTCCACCCCGACGGAAAACTTCAATACCAGCGTCTATTTCAGCTGGTGTAAGACCTGCTGTCCTTCTGCTTTCCAGTAGGTCAAATATTTCTACATCTTGAGCTTGACCTGTTCTTTGGAATACACGAGCTGGAGCACTATTAGGATCATTGATGTCCCCACCTGCTACTTCGTAAAACTCTGCTGGGATAGTCCTGCCTGTTACTGGGTCTTGATATGCTTGACCTCGTAATTTGACTAAATCTGTACGAGCTCTATAGGCTAAAGCACTTAAAGCTTCTCCTACTCTCATAGGACGAACCTTTCCAGTTGTTGCCCCTATGTTGAGCATTGATGGATCGTTAACCCCTACATCTGCTCGAGGAGTATTAAAGGCTTTACTCCTTACATCATTAGTATCTCCCCTGTAGTCACGATTATATTCTTGATGATCTAATGCCTTATATAAGCCATATTTTTCTGCAAGTGCTGGACTGACTTCTGCTGTAGGGTCTAAGAAACGTAGATTAACAGCGTCTGCATCGAATTGAGGGAACATTCTTACTTCATCACGCACCTTCTTAGGCACTAAATAAGTAGCAGGCTGCTTTGTTGTAACTCCTGTCTGAGGATCTGTGAATTCCTCTGTCGCGGGAGCCATTAACATTGGTATTAAAAATTTTTCAACAGGTCCACCACCTCGCGCAGTTTTACCTGGGATATTCAATCCACCCTTAGCTTTTTTAGGATCAACCTGTCCACTCTCTGCCTGTAGTTTTTTATTGTCTTGAGCTACCATCTTATCTCCTAACAAATTCCTTTTAGCTTGATCTAACAATTCAAGTTCTTGTTGAGTTGCAACGTTTTTACGCCAATAATCAAATTGTTCAGGAGTCTTGACACCTGCACCTTTTAACATATCCTTCACTTCCTTTCGCGTCAAAGTAATGTCTGGAGTTATTTCTCCAAATTCAGGAGACGCAGTTACCCCTGTTCTTGACTCTCTACGTTCTTTTTTAGTCATATCTCTTCGACTCTTAGAACCATCCCCACGTGCAAAGCGGTCAGCGTCTGCTTCTGAGAAGCCTAATCCAAGATATGTAGCCTTAACCTTGGCCTGTTCAGGAGATAGGTCAGCAACAGAATTCCTGTAAGCGTCTCCTATTTCAGAAGGATCTGCCGCATAGTTGACTGCTTCTCTCCCTGTCCTGTTCAAATCTTCAATTGCATCTTCAGTGGCTTTGGCCTGAGCGAATTTTGCGTCTTGCTCTCTGAAATTCGCCCCCCATTGCTCTCCCCAAGCGTAATTACGATTCTTTGCGGCTCTATTTGCAGCCTTACGAGCGTTTTCTTTTGATTTATAGCGAGGTCGATTACCGTATACCTGCGATTCTGTGTCTGCTGCACGTCTATTGGCTTGATCATCTAAATCTGCCTGCATTTCTTCAGCTGAGTATCCGAATTGCTCAGGGGAAACTCCAGAATTATCTGTATTTGGGTTATAAACAGGACTAGAACCTGGACGAGCGACAGGCATTCCGGGGTCATTCCTTGTTTGACGTCTTTCTGTGTTCCCGTAAAGTCCTAAACTTTTTCTTTTTGCGTATTCTGCAGGCCTAAAACGCCTATCAAATTCTTCTCTACTGATTTCAGCCACGTTCTTCCTAAGTAAATCACGTATCCACAGTCTAAAGGGGTCTCAAAAGGCTTCGCCTCGCGCGAAATAGGGATAAATAATTTTT